AAATAATTATGAAAACTTTATTTACAAAACAAGAATTACTTTCAAGAAAAGGATGTTATTCATCTAATGATATTGAAACATTATTTCCAAATAATAATGATGTTACAATAAAAGAGATTTTGTCAATTGAATCAGTAAATATTAAAGATAAGCGTTGGTTTATATATAATAGTTGTGAACTAACTTTAGATGAAAAGAAAGAACTATCATTATTATTATCATGGGCTGTTTTACCAATATTTGAAAATAAATATCCTGATGATAAAAGAGTTCGTGAATGTTTAGATGGAATTGTAAAATTTAATAAAAATCTAATTACTAAAGATGAATTAATTATTCTTAGAAAAGCTGCTTATGCTGCTTATGCTGCTTATGCTACTACTGATGCTTATGCTGCTGCTGATTATGTTGCTTATGCTGCTGCTGCTACTGATGCTTATGCTGCTGCTGCTGCTGCTGCTGCTTATGCTGCTGATTCTAAACAAAAATATTATTCTGAAAAATTAAAAGATGTACTAATAGCTTTTACTAATTCAAAATAATTATTATATTTGTATCATGATACAATCAATAATTCATCCCATCACCGGACAGACGTTTGCAATATGCAGCGACACACTACTATGCGTGATTACGGTTATTATTAGATTTGTTTCGGATATCAATCACCTTTTTAAAAAGGTATATTGTCAAATTATACAAGAACTATCTAGTTCATATGGTTAGCTAATATATCTTTCAGTAAATAATAGATTGATATAAATTAAACGTCCAGATACTTTATTGTATCTGGACGTTTTCGTTTTAAATTAAAAATTAAATAATGGCAACTGAAATAAATAAAGAAGCATTGGAATTAATAGATAATTTTATTATGCTTAATCATCAACATGCTATTGATAGCAAAGAAGATTATGGTATGTCTTATTCTTATCATATCAAATGTGCATTATTAGTAGCTGAGATTCAAAAAAGAAATGATTTACTAATTGAATTAAATAATATTTTAAAAAAGGAATAAAATGAAAACAATAAAAATGTTGTTCGTAAAAGAACCGGTAGCTATCGTACCAACTATTGAGTTGCGTAGATACTCTTATGATACCAAAGAAGAACTAAAAGTTGGTGAAGTATATTCTTCTCCATCTTATCCAAAAAACTTCTTACAAGTAGACTCTATTGAGCCGAAAGACGATAACCTTGCGTTGCCATATAAGATTAAAGAACTTGTTATTGGTGAACCGCCGGCGATTGCAGTAAGTAACACAAACTTAGTATATCTCAAAAAAGTAAATTAAGATGAAAAATCTCATTTATAGCATATTGTCGATAATTTTGTTTATCGGTATGTTCCTTGGTCTTGAATATGATTTCCGAACAAACAATAATCATGTTCTTGGCTTATTCTCACCTATTCAATGGATGGCAGTACTATTCCTATTTTGGATAACTATTGTACTTTTGAATATATGCCTTGCTTATGCACTAAAACGTGTACATAAAGCTTCAAGCCTATTATTCTATATTGAATCAGATGATGAATGCCAGTTATATGTTATACCTTTTATGCAAGTCATTGTGCTTATAAATAATTTATTTTGTTGGCTTGCTATTATCAATGGTCGTATAAATGACGAAGATCGAATACAAGAAGAGTTTGAAAAAGAGTTTCATAAAAAAACTATTGGTTCAAAAAGGTAGTTCTCTCCTTAATGGCTTTCGTTATTATCATATTTCTTCTTATACATCTTTCAAGAAACACTTTGTAGATTATTCTTCTTTCAATCGGAGCTATTCGTATGCACCGGTTGAATTTGTGTGTCTTGTATACTGATAATGTAAGAAAACCTCCACGCTTAATGATATGGGAAATTACTTGACCATAATAGTTCAGTAGTCTTTCTATATCGTTACGCGTGACAGATTTAAAATTTACTGGATCCTGTTCTTTTACTTTGGCCAGGACTCTTTTACTTATTTCCTTATTTGTAAATAGCATATCATAATGATTTGCGACAAAGATAACACTTTCATAAAACATAACGTAAATGAAAACAAAATTAGTAAAACCAAATTTAAGCTCGTTTGAGCTATCTAAATTGAATTTCTATGCTGACTACTTAGGTTACATATTTAAGTTCAACAGAGAGAAGCAAAGCGCCCTTTTTGAAACCATAGAAAAAGAAGTTGCATACATACAAATGGATGAATACAATCATCTCTTTCTTGTGTGGAAAAATGATGAACGTATAGAATTTATTGATGAAAAGATAAATATTTGTATGAAACTACATGATATCAATATTTTCCCTGATGTATTTTCTACATTATCATTAATTATTGGTATGCATGTAATAACTGGAGAAACAGTTTCAAAACAAAAATATAAAAAGCTATGTCTACACACTCTGTAACTACAACCTATGATGAGTTCTTAGATAAGCTTTATGTTCTTTGTCCTATTGGTAATGCTGAGGTAATATACCAGGTTATGCTTACCATATTGAATAAACCACTTCCTACTAAAGAATTGTTGACATTTGAATTACTATGCAAGCGATTCAAAGATTATCAGAACTTCATTAAGCCGTTCAATGCCGGCGAGAAACAGTTCATCAAAAAAGACAAAGAAGAGAAAGAACTTGGAGCATATATTCAATTGGAAATGTACAAGAATGATTACAGTAAACAACACAACGATCCTAATGATTTTTATTTATTTGGAGTATGAAAGATAAACCTATTGATTTATTTAACCAACCTAAAGTAGTAAAACCAAAGAAAGAAAAGAAACCAAAGAAGTCAGCTGACCGGGACCCGAATGTTACTCTCAATAAAGAACAAGAAGAAGCCATTCAGCTATTACGAGCTTTTTTGAAATCTGATACTGATTTTGATTTTACTATTGAAGGTAAAGGAGGAACCGGAAAATCCTTTCTGATTCAAGAGTTATTTAAACGCAAGAAACAGAACTCAGATGAATGGTATGTTCCGAATACCGTAATTGGTGTATGTGTTACTCACATGGCACGTATCAACCTTATGAAGTCAATACCGAATACTACTACTTATGCTTCTGCAGCTAATCTTACAGCAATGTATGATCCTAATGGAACATTGTATTTTGTAGAAAAGTATGGTGGTAGTCAGTTTTCGGAACTTATGGGATATAAGTACATCGTAGTAGATGAATGCTCTATGTTCTCAAAAGGTATGATTGCTATGCTTCGTAAGTGTTGCTCTAAAACAGCTAAGATTATATGGCTCGGTGATTCTAATCAGTTGCCACCAATTGAAGCTGATGGAGATAATGATAGTCCTACTTTTGATTTCAAGAACAAGTATCGACTTACCATTAAAATGCGTCAAGAGAATGAAGATCATATAGCAATTCTTGGTGACGAAATTTGTGAACATATTGCCGGTGATAAAGATGTTTCTTTCCTTTCTACTATGACTCAGCAATGGGATGCAGTAAAAGGTAAAGGATATTCAATTACAACCATGGACAAAGCCATAGACAGCTATGTAAAGAACTTTCAGGCTGGAATGGATATTCGTATCACTGCATACAGAAACAAGCGTATAATCGAACACAATAAAGTAATTCGGAATATGCTTTGGGTGGAGAACTCAAATGAAATGTATGTTCCCGGCGAACTTATTGTTATGAATGAACAGTATGCACCACACATGAATATTATCGCGTACAATGGACAATCATTCCGTATTCAAAATCTACATATTGAAATGGTAGAGTTTGTTGAATGTTTTGTCATATCAGTTCCAAAAGTTGGAAGAAAACCTAAATCAAAAGAGACAGTGCAATTGCTTGTTCCTACTGAAAATGGTTATCCTCTTTACAAAAACCATTTGGATAAGCTGAAACGTACTGCGATAAAAACGCATGAATGGTCCGAACATCAAGCTTTCAAAGGAAAGTTTGCCAATATATCGTATGGCTATGCTATGAATAACTATAAGATACAAGGTAGTACCATAAAGGGATGCTATGTAGATTTAAGTGATATCATGAGTGTAAAGCCTATATCAAACAAACGTAAGTTACAAGCTTTTTATGTCGGAGTAAGTAGGCCGACTTCATTTTTAGCAATATTTTAAATTATGATAATATCAATATTTGATTACAACATCAGTGGTATTCCACCAGTTGTCGGCCCTATTGATTACCAACCTCATATGCAAGGTCATATTCATTTCGAAGAACGTAAGTTTCCGATAAGTGATATTACTCTTGAATTTATTTATGTAGGATTTTAAAACAAATAAAATGAAAAAATTAATTCATAGTCCAGCACCTTGGTATCCTATTCAATTTGCAGGAATATATATGCTTAATGATTCTGATAATTACGAATCAAAAGTATTATTATATTGTGATGAAGTAGGTGAAGATATTGCTGAAACAAATGCTATAATAGCATCTAAGGCACCAGATATGTATAAAGTATTATTTCAAGTAATACATCATGATGATAATGTAAAAGAATATTTTAGATTGCCTGATCCTGTAAGAGAAATAATTGATAATATTTTAAAAGATATTGAAACATTAAAAACAAAAACATAAATGATTAAAATTGGACTAAAAGCAAATGCTCAATGGTCTTTTGAAGCAATGAATGGCAATACGCTTGGTGGTGAAACTGATACTTCACGACAATTTAGTAGTATTATGCATCTTAGTCCGGAACAGTTCTTTGATTATAAAGAACTTCTTGACCAACATGGATTTGATAGTATTAAGTCACTGACTGAGCTTACAGAGAATCAAAAAACTGAGTATAAATGTGACTATATATGTCATGTAATTAAAAAGTAAATGGCAAAAATTTGTAAACACGAAACATGTACGTTTCCAATATTCTCTCACAACTATTGTCGTAACCATCAACACCTACGTACTGATGATAAAGCACAAAAAGTAAGAACAGCAATAACTACTTCTATTAATACAAAGAGTAAAGCTATAAAGCCTAAGTTTCGGCAGCCGACTGGTGAACTTGAATTATTCAAAGAAGTATGGAACGAACGCCCACATGTTTCAGAACTTAGTGGTGATAAACTATACTTCTTTGATATCAATAATTTCCACCATTTGCTTACTAAGAAAACGTATGAGCAATTTCGGTTGTATAAACCAAATATCATTCTTCTTACAAAAGGTGAACACTTTCAAATACATAATGTAGCTCAAAGTGTGCTTGTATCACAAGATAGTAGATGGCAGAAAGTATTTGAGAAATATCAACAACTAAAAGAGAATTACAACTATGGCCGAGAAACGGAATTACAACAGAAAACCACCATTACCGGCTAATGATTTTGGTAAACTCCCACCACAAGATATTGAATTTGAAAAAGCAATTCTTTCAACAGTCATTAATTATCCTGATAGTTTGGGTTTTGTGCTTTCTATTATTAAACCTCAATGTCTTTATAAAGTAACACATCAAAAGATACTAGAAACATTAATGGGAATGTCTGAACAGGAGGTTCCCATTGATAATACTACTCTTGTGCATGCTTTACGTAAGAATGAAATGATTGATGATGTAGGTGGTCCATATGCAATAATAGTACTTGCCGGTGAACCTCATTCACAACAAAACTTGGAATACTATTGCTATGTGATATTTGAAATGTATGTTCGACGTACTATGATTGAACTGTTCTCAAATGAAATCAATAACTTATACAAATACGATGTAGATATTAAAGAAATCTATGAACGTGTTTATGAAGAGTTAGAAAAGATATTTGAGAACTTCAATGATAAACAGATTAAGCACATGAAGAACTCAGTTGATAAGGCTATCAATGAAATTCAGAACTACTCAAGTGGTAAAGATATTTCATACCTTAGAACTGGGTTTAAATTGCTTGATGAACATGTATATCTTGCTCCAAAGTTTATCCTTGGTATAGCAGCATCACGTGGTGCCGGTAAGACTAGATTTCTTATTGAACTTATGCGTTCGATATTTGAAATCAATCCGGAAGATGTAGCTGCTCTATGGTATTCAATGGAAGATAGCGATACAAAGATCATTAGACTGTTCGCTGCAAAGAAAACAGGACTTACTGAGGCACAAATGCAAGGTAAAGGGTACAAACTATCCAATGACGAATTAAAGTCCGTTACAGGAGAGATAAACAAGTTTTCTAAGTATGATATAGATTTTGTAAATGAGCAAGAAACAATGTCAACCATATCACGTACTTTCAATCGATTCATAAAGAAAAGAGAAAAGAAAGTATGTTTTCTGATTATTGACAATATCATGCTTATTGATGATTTGTATAACAGCCCAGCCGGTTCCAACCAAATTCAAATTGAAGATAAGGTTGCGGCCAGCATTCGCGCTATCGTAAACAATGCCGATAAGAAAGGACATAAAGCTATTGTGATATTCTTGCACCACATGACAAAGGAAATGGAGAGTAAGAATAATTTCGAAGAAGCCTATCGTCCTAAGCTTAGTCACATGAAAGGAACCACTCGTTTTGCTGATGTTGCCAATGGTATTATTCTATTGAATAACCCGGGCATGCATAAAGATCTTATCAAAAAGCATTCTTCTCTTCCGGATATCAATTGTATCAATTCAAATGGTACTTCTATGTTTGTAAAAAGAGAAAAGCTTTTAAAGAATATGCTTATTGCTGAGGTAGCAAAGAATAGAGATGGTGATATGTCTGACGACTCTAAAGCTATCCAACGATGGATAGTTGATTTCGGTACTATGAAGTTTAATGAATTAAATACTCAAAAATAATGGAAGAAGAAAAATTAGGACAAAAACCAATTTGTCCATCATTAGGATATGGTCTTGGAATGTCTCAAAGATTATTTATTGCTACAATGGCAATGCAAGGATTTCTTAGAGGTGATGATACTTTAATACATTCAGAAGATGTTGCAAAATTATCATTTGAATATGCAGATGCTCTTTTAAGACAAGAAAATGAGTAAGATTGATGGTAATGTACCAAAACGTTTTCCTAATACTAAAAAGGATTACGTAAAGTATCTGAATGAGCTTGGTGAATCTCTCGGGGATGATGAATTTATCATTGCCGGCATAATGCGAAAGAGAAGAGATAACTATGGATAACTATTAAAAGACAATGATCCGGTTGCTTTCAACCTTGGTTACAATGAATGGAAATTAAATCAAAAATAAATAAATGGAAAACGCGTATAAAATTGTAGTAAGCAAAGTGTATTACATATCTCATGAAGAAGCACGTCAACGTAAAGCAAATGATGAAACAGAACGTGAATGTGCAAAACGTCTTGCTCTACGTAATATGGAAGAAGATGGACGTAATGGGTTCCTAGAGCCTTGTGAAGATAATTTTCAAGTTCATATAATATGAATAATGCAATAGAAATTAATTATTCTCTTTTTAAAGATGGATTGGGAATGGATGAAATTAGAAATATGTTTTATTCATATTGGGAATCAAACACATTTCAAAATGATGCAGTATCAAAAGGACTTCTAGAATTTACAAAAGGAAGTAAATTTATTCAAATTAAAAATGAATCAAATGAAACTGTAAAAAGTATCTTAGTTGATAGTAATACAGGTTCAATAATAAAAATAAATCATGAGTAAAATATTCGATTTTAAATCAAACAATGTTCAAGAAATGGAACTTGATGTTCTAAAACAAACATATCATGAAAAAAACTTCGATGGTAAACCCTCTTTCAATGGTATCTATCACTATGAACTTATTGAACGTATTGCTGCTATAATAGCAAAAAACAATATCAACTTCAATATTGAGTCAATCTTTGCCGCTAACAACAAAAAGGCCGGTCGTGATGGTGTATCAGTATCAAAAGAATTAGAAGCTCAGTATGGAGATAATTCTATTCAAGCGCATGTTCTTCGTCGCGTATTTACTACTATCCGGATTAATGATTTGGAAGATGATGAAACGAACACCGGTCTTGCAGTTGCATTTCACCAAGATGGAATTCAGATAGCTATTGGCCCTAACGTAAAGATTTGTCATAACCAATGTATTCTTGCAGCTGACAGAATGATTTCTACTTATGGTGGAGATGGCAAGATTAAAGACCTGGACAAAGTATTTCAAATCATTGATGATTGGATGCAGAACTTTACTGAGCAACGTTCACATGACCAAAAGGTAATATCGCGCATGAAAGCAATTGAAGTGTCTTACAACGATACTATGGCGCTTATTGGCCGGTTGAATACTATACGTGTTGTAAAAGATTCTTCTGAAAAATCATTGAAGAAACTTGAAGCAAATGTAGGTAGAAATTATCCTCTTAATCAAACACAGATTTCAACATTTGTTGAGAACTATCTATTGGAATGTATTAAGCGTGATTCTACGAATATGAGTTTGTGGGATATCTACAATATCTCTACTGAATTGTATAAGCCCGGGCAAACTGATTTTCCAAATATTATTGGACAGAACATTGCTTGGTCTGAGTTCTTAGTAAAAGAATATAATCTTTAAAAATATCATTATGGAATTTGTTGTAAAAATAGAAGATAATTGGATTGAAAATATTTATATTGTTGATGAAATAAAACATCAAATTATACAAAGTCTTTCAAAACAAATCACAGAAAATTTATTAGAAGGACATGTAAGATTAGTTGGTGAAATTGCAAGTAAAAAAGTTATTGAATCATTTGATGCAATGGCAAATAAAGCAACTGCTGATTTTATTGAAACTGGTAAATTAAAATCAAGTAGAAGTTCGGCAATGATTAGTGTTGCAGAATATATTGCTGAAAAATTTGAGTATAATTCAAATTACAATAGTCAAAAAGAATTGATTGAAAAACTTGCTAATAATTATTCTGTTGAAATGAAAAACAGATATGATATGATGTTTGCTTCTCAACTCGTTATAAAAATGAGTGAACAAGGTTTATTGAAAGAAGGAGTATTTGATTCATTGATGAAAAAGGATGAATAGCATGAAAGACGTAAATATTGAAAATGCTTTTGTAGTATTGAAAGGTAATCACATGTCAAATGACATTGAGCTTGGTAGTATCTTTCTCGAATGTAAATGCGAACGGTTCAAATTGAAAGTTCTTTCTTATGAACGTAAATTTAAAGATGGGAATACTATTTTTGAACTCGATATTGAAAATCCACATGATTTCAAAATGGCTGTATTTATCAATAATGAAGTGTCATTGAGTTATTGGACAAAGAAACGTTCTGATGTGTTTATCATTGGTATGATGCCAGTTATCTTAGCTGATGGAACAATTCGATATTTTGTATTCAATCAGTTTGCAGAAGAAAAATTGTACATTGCTCCAGGTAATCATTTAGGAATGGAACTAACAGTAGTAAAATACAAAAGTTGTACTGCTACATTTGGTGAAGGACCTGGTTGGGCGACTATCTACAGTATCGATAGCCATCAAGAAGGACAAGGACATGCTCAGGAACTACTTATTCAAGCAAAAGCGTATTATTCCTTACTTGATAAAGAAATGGCTTCTACAGTAGCTTTAAACCCTACTGTGGAGCATATCTTGGAAAAACTTTCTATTAAAGAATACAAATAATTAGCGAATTGTTTGGTAAACTTATAGAATTGTCTTTTCTTTGCAGTGTTCAATCGGAGTGACTATCGAATGAACATTCGGTAGTACCCTTTTGATACACTTAAGACCCCGAAGGAATGTCACTCCCTTTCGGGGTTTTTTGCGTTTAATAATTAATGAATATGCGTACAATAAAATTATCTATATCACAAGCTAAATTGGCAGTACAATCTAAGAGTAGATTGGAAGCTTTAGCATTTGCTATTCAGATAAAAGGTATGTATGTTTCATCTTGTCTAATGGATTGCTCTTCTAGTGATAAAAGTATAAAATACTCTAAGCTAAAAGAGCAATTTCATTTAGGACATGACAAGATTAAGAGAATAATAAAAAATGGTATTGAATATAAATATATTCGATTTGAAAATGGAAAATTAATAGCTAATAAAATGTATTCTGAAAAAGAATTAATTATTCGTCTTGATTTCAATTCAAAAGAATCTCTTTATAACAATAATCAGATAAAATCTCTTATTCAAAAAACAGTTATTATTGACCATATCAATAAAATTTCATTTATCAATGATACAATATATACGGTGAAGAATTGTAAAGTTTCTTATAAACAAAGAAAAACAGCAATGAAAAAATTATATAAGTATGCAGTGAATATTCCAAATGAATTAATAGGATTGAGTTATGATAGCATTTCTAAAATTGCAAATGTAAATAAAAACAAAGCCATTTTTTATATCAAAGAGTTAGTGAGTAAAAATGTAATAAATAAGTCAGTAAATCTTATTTTTACTGGTATTAAAGCTAAATCAAAAGATAAATCAATTCAAATTGAATATAAGAAAAATGGTAATAGTGGCTATTTAAGAAAAATAAATTATATGTATTACATACAAAGCAGTAATATATATTCTATATCCAATTTTAGTTTAATTAAGTATGCATGATTTCTTCACCCAAATATATGTGTAATAAAATAGGAGAGTAATATATGTCAATGAATAAAGAATTAATTGATAAATATGTTTTCAATTCAATTAAATATGGTTCTAAAGCAGAACAACTTTTATTGAGTAAATTAATGATGTCTAATATTGATTTTAAATATAAATATAAAGTGCCTAATGATATAACTTATTACATGGCAAATTTTTATATTCCACATAAAAATATAATTATCAATATTAGTCTTTCTATAAATGTCAAACAAGCAGAAATTGTCAAAGATGATTTTTGTAAAAGCAAAGGTTTTAAAGTCATTCGTATTTTAGAATCAAACATTTCCTCATTTGATATTTCCTCTGTGCTATAACTGCACAAACAAATCTATATTTATTTTATTATGAATGAAATTGTTCAAATTCCATTAGTGTATATTGTTGCGTCCAAGTTAAACCCTCGGAAAACAATAAACCAAGACTCTATAATTGAGTTATCACAAAGTATTAAATCAGTAGGGTTGTTGCAGCCTATTACTGTACGTAAAATTGAAGAAGATGATTATCCAACAAATGATGTTTATGAAGTAATCATGGGTTATCGTCGTTATTGTGCATGTAGTCATCTTGGAATGACAACAATGCCATGTATCATTGTAGAAATGGATGATGAAGAAGTACTGGATGCAATGATCATTGAGAACTTACAACGCCAGGATATCGAACCTATGGATGAAGCGCGGGCATTTGCTAACCTCAATAACAAAGGTTGGACTGGTGAAGATATTGCTGTAAAGGTTGGTAAGCCGGTTCTATTTGTAATGCATAGAATACGCTTGCTTGAGCTTATTGCTGAGTTTGTAAAAATGTTTGATGAAAATGAATTATCCATTTCTCATGCTTATGAATTATGTAAGCTTGACAAAGATATTCAGTTAGATATTTACAAAACTCGTTATAGCGAAGAAGCCAGTGATTACTATCGGTGGAATGATCTTAATCTAAAAGATTTAAAATCGAAAATACAAAATCTTGCAAAGAACTTAGACAATGCTTCTTTTAGCTTGGCTGAGTGTATTACTTGTCAGTTTTGTACTTCTATCCATGGTTCTTTATTCCCGGACTACAAAATCAATTCTTGTACTAATAGCTTCTGTTATGATGATAAAATCTTTGAACATCGTATGAACAATATTATTCTTGCACATGAAGAAGATACTACTATTATGATTCGTTCATTAGGTACAAGTAATCGGGTTCTTGATAAGCTGAAAGAATTGCATATACCAGTTGTAGTGTTTAGTACCGAAGAATACGATTTTGAGCATGATAAGAGCGATGATCTATCCTTTCATGATAAAATGGTCAAGAAAGGATTTGAAGCTGTTTACGGGCTTGATACATGGTCTGGTGGTGATAAGATGTTTTATATAAAAGCAAAGATTACCAAAAAAGATATTGCTGCTGCAGGAACAGTTCATCCGGAACTTATAAAGCTTGACAAAGACCTTGTTCGTAAAGAGGAAATCAAAGAGGAAAAGATTAATGCTGATCTTAGAAGTCTTATTTCCGGTAGTAACTATCGTGAGATAAGTACACCACTACTTCCTATTGAAGAAACTGCTTTTATGGCTGTCATATTCTATATGGCTTCTAACAGTAAATTAAAAGAGATAAGAACAAAATTCAAGAAAGATTTGTCTTACATGGAAAACATACAAAACATGTTACCCGAGGATATTATTACATTGAAACGCTGCTTTATCAAACAATGTATTGTTGGAACAGAAGTAACTCATGATGCAGATGTACAGAATATCCTTTCAAACATTTCTAATGTCTTTTACTCAGATAAGTTTGGGGAGATTGTCGAAGAACATACGGCTACATGTAACAAACGTAAGGATCGTATTGCTATTCGTAAACAAGTCATTCTTGATGAATTGAATCCAGTAAAGAAAGAACTTGTTGAAAAGAAAACAGTATCATTAGCTGATGCTGATGCACAGGTACCTTATATCCCTAAGCAAAAAGAAGAAAATGAATATGTCAAATTTGGTAACATTGGAGAATAATCAATTAGATAAGGATTTAATAAAAGAACACAATGAATTAATCAAATCAAAAAGCAAATCTCCTAGGATATATGAAATTCGAATGGCCATTTTTAAAAAATATAAATGTACATGGGATGATGAAACCGGATTAATTTATTTAGACCTTGATTATAATCCAATTAAAGAAAGTTCAAACAAAAAAGAACAAGTAAAAAAACAAATAAGTGAAATTTCTATGAATGCAAAAAACATATTATTACAATGTACAGTAGTACAAAATCGCGTATATCTACCGGACGAACAAATCGACCGTAAGCTTTATATGGAAGTTGCAAAAGCGTTAGAACTTATCGGTGGTAAATGGACTGGTGGTAAAATAAAGGCCTTTGTGTTTGCTGAGGACCCAACAGATTTATTAGCCGAGATAGCTAGTGGTGAAAAACGTAATCTAAAGAAAGAACATCAATTCTTTGGTACTCCGCCAGAACTTGCTGACAGACTTATAGAACTTGCTCAATTAAACAACTTTGATCGTGTTCTAGAGCCTAGTGCCGGACAAGGTGCTATCGTTGAAGCAATGCAACGCAAATGGCATAATATCGTGCCTACATGTGTTGAGAATATGGGACTCAATTCTATTGTTCTTACAAAGAAACAGATTACCCATTTCTTTCAAGACTTTCTTACTTCAGAATGTAGTAAGCCATTTGATAAGGTTATCGCTAATCCACCATTCACAAAGAATCAGGATATTGATCATATCTATAAAATGGTAGAAGTCTGTAAACCCGGGGGAATAGTGGTATCATGTGCTTCTAATCATTGGAGAGAATCAAAGAACAAGAAAGAAACTGAGTTCAGAGCTTTTCTTGATGGTATGGGTGCTGTTATCGAAGAAATACCAGCCGGTACCTTTAAAGAAAGTGGAACTATGATTGCAGCTTGTATTGTAATCATTCATGTATGACAAACGATAGTACCTTGAATAATGACCTATTTGCTATGTATCAAGAGCAAGAAGCCCTTGAATTTAGTAGATGGGTCAATTCGGTAGAGAAGCATGTAAGTACGCTTAAAACGAAGCTATGTAAGTCATGCAACAAAAACAAATTAGAAGTAGTAAGTATGTATAAAGCAGAATGTACAAATTGTCTAACATTAAACTCATTTTAAAATGAAAAGAGAAAATATAAAACGTGCTTCTGAATTAAGTTCTGAAATAACTGGACTTGAACAATTGCTAGAAGATATAAAACTTCAAGAAAAAACCAAAATTGTAAGTGGATTTTCAATTATGATTCCAGCAAATAGAAATTCATCTGGAGTTTCTATTACTAGATATATATCAAAAGAAATGAGAGATATATTAGTAATTCTAGCTAAAAATGAAGTAGAAAGAATTATTGCTGAAAAAGAAAAAGAAATCGAAACACTTTAAATAACACAACATGTCACAAGAAATAGAAAAGTTTATATCATTAATTAGAGATTCGTTTGTTGGTTCTCAGCAAGTATATACAAATGGAAGTTGTTATCATTTTTATCTTATACTTAAAAATATATATCCAAGTGCAAAATGTTGGTATGATGAAAGTCATATTATTACAGAAATTGATGGTAAGTTTTATGACATTACTGGAGAAGTACAAAAAAATTCAAATCTTTTAATTATGGATCATCCAGCTCATTATAGTTTAAAAAATCCATTTAATATTTACAATATACAAAAATAAAAATATGTCAGAAATTAAAATTCATATCAAGAATTACAAACTTCTCAAAGAAGGAGAATGGGATTTATCAAATGGTACTATCTTCTTCGCACAAGGCGGAAACAAAAAAGGTAAGACTTCTTTCTTGAATCTTATCCAAGCACTCATGGAAGTAAAAGATACTACTGTCAATCCAGTAACTTTTGGTGAGAAAGAAGGATTTGCTACCGGTACAATACCTGGCGCTGATGGTTTACAATACCAATTTCGTTACGACTTTAATATTGATGGTAAGAACAAATTTCAGTTCATTGCTCCAGACAATAAAGTTGTCAAAGGAATTACTGAAATGCGCGCTATCTTCAATTATACTCATTTTACATTGGAAGAGTTCTTTGAATGGAGTAAAACAGAACCGGGCCGTGCTAAACAACGTGCTATCTTCATGAACTTACTTTCAGAAAAAGAACGTGAAGAGATAATGAAAATAGATGCTGAGATTCATCCTACAAAAGGAACAATGATCGATTCGCGTAAAGAATTGAATAAGTCAGTTGACTTCTTGAAAAAGAGTATTGACAATATCGTATTCAATCCGGAACAACAAAAACTTATTACTGATGCTCCGGCTATTCAAAAGTTGTTTACTGAACTTACTGCTCGTAAAGAAGAGATTGATGAAACAATTAAAGGATTCGATACTTATCAAGTGAAGTTGGATGCAGAAAATGAAAAACTGGATCCACTAAAAAAATCACATAATAAGCAAGTGGAAAGTCTTACTAACTCCATTCGTTTTGCCAAAGAAGAAATTGACCGTCTTACCAAAGAATTGGCAGCCGATGAAAAGAAACTGGAAACTGAGAATGCTGAGTACGAAACTTCTGAAAAAGCAATCACTGCAGCAATCACTGAATTGAATACTAAGTTCGATGTGAAAGTACTTGAAGCTGCAAAATTAGAATTAGATGGTGATGGTACTGAAAAGAATATTGGTCTTGCCAAACGATTAGAGATTGGCCAGACAAAAATCAATCAGTATAATCAATTGGATGTATTAGTAAAACAAAAAGCAAAGAATGAAGAAGATCATAAAAAGAAGGAAAGTGAAGTTAGTGAGTTGGACGAGAAGATTACGACTCTCCGCACCAAGAAAAAGGAAATCATCAAAAACAGTCAGAACATGCCGGTTGGTTGGTCGATTGATGATGATTATGTTACTATCGATAATATTCCTTTTCTGGAAACTGATATTTGTAAGTCGGAAGCGACTGCTGCTATTGCTCAATTGATGATGCGCGTAAATAAGGCTCCATTGATGCTTATGGGCGATGCTGAGGCCTTGGGATATGAAGTACTCAATAAGCTTGAGGAAACAGCTAAGAGTCTTGGTAAGGTAATGCTATTCGCTGAACATGTTCGTTCTGCTGATGAAATGCAGTTGGTTGGTTATGATCAAATCGACCATGAAGTAAAGAAAGAAGATAAAGAATTATTTTAATAACTAGAACCTTCTCACTGGTATAGGTAAAGTGATATTCTATTATGAGTGAAAATACTGGTTCAAGACCTGCAAGTATTGCAGAAGTTATTGCTCCTATTTGCTATCAAGCAAATAAAGCATTTTGCGAAAGTTATGGTGATTATTCTCAAAAAGATTGGTATCAAGCCGATGATTGGCAAAAACAAAGTGCTATTAAAGGTGTACAATTTCGTATTGAAAATCCGGATGCTGGACATGATGCACAGCATAATTCATGGATGGCTGAAAAAGTTGCTGATGGATGGGTATATGGAGAAAGTAAAAATGCAGAAGCAAAAACTCATTCATGTATTGTTTCTTTCGAACAATTACCTATTTTCCAACAAAAGAAGGATGCATTATTCTGTGCTATTGTAGATTCTTTGAAATAAAACTAAAACCTAGTGCGGTATAGGTAAGCCAATCAATAATTATGGATTTTATACAAGCTATCAACACTTATCCAATGATTCAAAGAATTGGATGGAATGGTAACGGACTATTTGTATTTCAACAAATACCTTCTGAAATACCAATTTTTGTTGTCCTAAAAATGCAATCATTACCTGAAGCAGTAAAAGATGAATTTGCACGTCGTTTTGAAGTTCCAATGACAAAAGAAGAAGCAAAACCATTTTTGTCTATTCGTTACAACAATCAATTAGCAATAGTTGATAAGGAAAACAATATCAATGGATGGGCACCTTCTGTTTCTGATGCATTGGCCGAGGATTGGATTGGATATATACCGGAGGTTTAAAATGGGAAAAGTATCAACAATTGATACCAAACGCAATCTTTGTGGTAATTGTAAAAGCAGCTACCCTGATTGCACTGGTCAGCCGGAATTTGGCGATAATGTCGGAAATAATAATGTTATCCGATGTAAGAAGTATGTAAAGAAAAAAACAAATGTTGTTCGCGTATCAGTAGGTGAAGAGTATTTTGTTTATATTTTGAAAAATCAAAATGTTTCTATGAATGATTTCATTTCAAGAAAAAGAGTAGAAACAAACAACACTACAGATAATCTGTATTATGAAGTTGGAAACTATTTTCTGACAGAGGGAGATTGCAAATCAGAGATTGAACGAGTAACAAAATTGAAACGTAATGGCACAAGGTAAATTAATCAGTTTCGTACCACTGATGAAAAATGGCGTACAAGATACATATAGTGGAAGTAATGGTATGCTTTATAAGTTTACTGTTACTCTTGATAATGCCGGTACACAAGTAACCGGAACAGCAAATAGTAGCAAACAACAACCATCATGGAAGATTGGTGAAGAATATACTTATGAAGTAGCAATACAAGGAAACTATACCAATATCAAAAATATGAAGTCTATAAATCAGGCTGGTGGTTTTGGTGGCAGTGGTGCTCGTGTTCCTAATCCTAGCTTTGTAGTACAGAAATGTCTTGAAGCTTCATTGGAATGTACTTTCAAATTCTTTGAACTTAATCCGGATGTGTACAAAAGTCAAGCTGCAGAAGATGGTGTATTGAATTTGTTCTATACATTCACATTAAAAGGTGATGAACAACAACGATGGATGAATATTGCCGGACTTCGCTTTGCCTTACAAAAGATGCAAGCGAATGGTATGTTTGATAAAGCAGAAGGAGTAACACTTACTGCGTGGACTATTGAAAAGGCTAAAACTATTGCAGCTTCTATGTCCTCAGTAGTAAAAGCTCAAGTAGAATTTGAAAAGGCTAATCCACCCAAATAATTTATGCCAGATAGATATTCAATTAAAAAGAATAAAGAGAATGGATTATTTAATGTTTATTTTGGAACAATGTATTGTTTTACTTATGATACTTATCAAGAAGCAAAAGACCATATTCAAAATATGAAAAAACGATATAAAAATGAGTAAGACATATATCAATCAGTCATTAATAAAAAAGTTCTTCTACAAAGGAGAAAAACGTGATTACTGTGCTATGGCCATAAAGGCTAATACTATTGATAAAACAGTAAGTCGGGAATCACTATCAATGACATGTGGTAATTATTTTGAAACACAATGTCTGGGTGCTTCTATTGGTGGCAAGAAAACACTTGATTTGCCAAGAAAGAAACTTACTGCTAAGCAAATTCTTGCCGGTCAAACAATAGGTGATAAAAAAATTGATCAGATACGTATTGACCAGCAAGTGATGATGTTCAACAAACTCAAAACTGAATATCAGATACCAATAGAGAAAGAGATGAATACCCAAGTCGGTGTAAAGAAAATATGGAGTAAGAATGACAATATTATCTTACAAGGTGAGATTGATATATTCCCTGCTTCTATTGCATTACCGACACGTGGTTTACGACTTTGTGCTATTGATTTAAAGCTTACTGGTACATTCTCTGACTATGGTGAGTTCTGTTGGGGTTCTCCAACTAATTTAGACGGCATACAAGGCAAGATGTATCATGAGTTGATACGTGACATTGATTTGGACTTTAATATGCAGGAAAACCCTAATAGTACAATTCATCAAGTTTTTACTCCAACAGTAAGAAACATATTAAAGAACAACGATCCTTTATTCTTCTTTTGGGTATTCAATTATAAAGAAGCAATAAACAATAAATTTATTGAAGTAGAATATAACAAACTTGCTCAGGCAGAACTTCATGAATCTATCCGTAGAACTGTAGAAGAATTGAATAAGAATGAACGTGATAACTGGCAAGGTATGGTTCCTAATATTGATAACTGTAGCCAATGCGCGTTGCTATCTTGTCCTTCCCGAACAGAGAAAAAAAAAGAAATAGAAGAACAACAAAATTTCGAAGTCATTTAATGAGTAACGAAAATATCAAATCAGCTATGAATACCTACAATAATGCAATGTTGCTGCGTAGGTATTTGTTGTCTGACTATATCAAATCAAGAATAGATACAAAAGAGCTTATAAAGGGCATTCAAATGTGTGAAATACTTATTATTACTAATGCATTAATTATAAATAAAAATGGCCGGATGGACGAAAGCAGATAGAGCAAAGTTTCTTGAACGATGTGATTCAAGAAAGAATATAATGCCACAAGAAGTAATATCAACACAAGGTAGTCTTTTTGAAGAAGTCATTGAAACAGACAGTGTAAATCCTCGATATCAGAAATTACGATTAGTATTACTCTATCCGGAACTTGATACAAATGAAAAAGGTAATCCTATTCCTAAGCAATCAGCGCGTTTTATGGTTACCCGTTATAGTAATGGACCCAAGAAAGGAGAAATCCTTGTTTATCCAAATAAGCATACCGGTAAGCCTGATGTACTTATTAAATCATATCAAGATGCACGTATCACCAATACAGTAAAAGCATTACAATTACAAGTATTGAAGCAACTTGGAGAAATATCATTTACTAAGTTTCGTGGTGCTGTATTTGTTACTCGTCTTGAATTTATATTTAAAGTATCTGATTCGGCACCTAAGTACATGAAAGATGATCTTACTGCCGGTACTAAGATTTACTTTAAAGATACGGCTCCCGATTTAGATAACCTTGAAAAGATGATATGGGATGCTATGCAAGCTGAAAAGGCTGAGAAAGATGTAAAGAATGCTCTTGTAGGTCTTGTGTATGATAATGATGCACAGATAGTATCTAAGAATGGTATTTTTAAACGCTGGGGTCTTAGGCCAGGCGTCATCGTAGAAATGGAAGGCCCAATTTAATAAATATTGTATGATTGAAATTAAAAAAGGAATTGTATTTACTGATGAAAAAAAGGATATACAATATACTATTTCCTTAGTAACTAAAACAATTGTTCAAGTTACATATGAAGGAGAAATGGTTGAATTTACAAGAGAAGAATTTGAAAGTATAAATAAGTTATCACGATTTGAAACAGTGAAAAATGATAAAAAGAAAAGAGCTAACTAACTACACTAATTCCATAAAGGAAAACATATTTGAAATATACGATAATAAAAAGCATCGGTTATCAAATGAATATTTATCATTAGATGCTATTAAAAGTCTTTGTGATTGTTCTCTTGCTAAACGTAAAGGTAAAGAAGCTAATTTTAAATCATTTGGATTAAGTAATAATGCCGTTGAACAATACTATGATTATAACTTTGAGGTATTCATAAAGGATAGTGTTGAATATTATCTTGCAATGGCCTATATTCAACTAATTGCTTATGGTTGGATACATGGTATGGAAATAAGTTTTGAACGCTCTAAATCGATTGATTTCATCCGTTTTAATTCAGCAGATTGTATTACTATAATAGTATCTGAACTACAGTTTGAAGAACATCCAAAAATGGAAAAGATAATTAATCAAATGCTATTTCTTATTGAACTTCTTTGTCGACAATGGAAAATTGATTTACATTCTATAGTAGACCAAACAATAAAATATATTCAAGTAAATAATAAATACAAAATACATGAAGTATGATTCCAACAAAATTTTATACTAAAGCAGAAGTTGCTGAAAAAGAATCAAGAGTAGAAGCATTGATATATCTTGTTCATCAGCTTGCGGACATACAAGAAGGATATATTCTTGATGCAATGGAAATACTGAAAGATGTAGGTGATTACCGGTTCCGTATAAAACAAGATATTGATAAGTTGAAACACCTTACCGGAACACTTCGAGAAGAAGTATGGAAACGAAACAAAGATAATATTTCTGCTGTCGTATTATTTGGAGAAGAAAGTGAATCACTCAAAAACGTAATTGAGAATTTCTTCTTTAATCTTGATCTTAATGAAATGGTTCCGGCATGTACTGACACAAATGACATTTATCATGAAAAACATAACTAATCTAGCAAAGCAATATGCTACTGAAATACTAAAGAGTAATTCTTTTGATAGTATTCATAGTTTTATTGAAAATGGATATATCAATGGATTTAATAAATGTGATGAATTTATTGATATGACATTATTAAAGCATCCAATGAATACTGATATCATAGTAAAAACCCATAAAGGGAGTACTTACTTTGGTAAATTCATTTTAATATATGATAATGTTCTATTTCGACCAGACCTTACTAAAGGTGATGAAGATTTAAAATTTGAATATATAAAAGAATGGAAAAACGTAATTAATAAATAAGTAATATGACAATAGATAATTCAAACAATTGGATAATAATGACAACTGAACATGTTGTTTTATTTCAAGGGTCAAAAGAAATGATACAAACAACTTGGGACTGCAATACTCGTACATTAGAGGACTTACAAAGTGAGTATCGACATCTTTATACTGCAGAAGTAATGAAGAAGATTTATGAAGAAGAACAGATTGATTACAAAGGAGAATTATTATTAATGGAAATACATAACAGCTTAGTCAATGATTAAAGTAAGAGATATCACCGAAGCAAAAGCAATTGATTTGTTTACTTCTCAGTTTGGAAATGATGTTCTTTCTCGTTTTGATAAATTCAAAGAAGAAGTAAAAGAATTATATGAAGCATTTGATGAATATGAAACATATATTGCTAATGATGTTGTAATGCCACCAGAAGCATTAGAACACCTATTAGACGAGTTTTCTGACGTTCAAGGTACGTTTACTCATCTATCTAGTTTATTTGGCTTATATCAACAAGAAATGCTTCATAACTGTATAGACAAAGTAACAGGTAGAATGATTGATCCAAACTATAAAAGAAAATAATATGTCAACACTAGACGAAAAAGCAAAAGAAAATCAATATCCATACAATTATCCTAAATTTGGAATGTGGGCTGTTGAAATAACAGAATATATAAGTCGTAATTGGTTTAAAAAAGGTTATGAGTTATGCAAAAAGGAATTTGAAGATAAGCTTCAATGGATTTCAGTTGATGAAAAAGAACCTGAATGTACTATTGAAGATGAAGGCATTTATTGGTCGGAATATCTTGAAATAAAAGTCAAAGGTTATAATCATCCTTTCATTGGTTATTATGTAAAAGCAAATGACGATCAGTTCTTTGATTTTATTCATAAAACAGTTGATGAAGGAATTAAACAAGAAGATATTACTCATTATCGTTTCATACCTTAAAAATATAAATTTGTATATAATAATTCTATCTTTTTATATACATTTGTACGTGTTATTTAAAAAGTGAGATTTTTGCAATTTTAGTTAGATTTTTTATACGTCAAAGAGACAGAATGCTGTGAAGTATGTAAAGCTCAAAAAGAAAGCCATCTTTCCTATTCGTAGGTTAGATGGCTTATTTTTTTAATTCAATTTTTCAAGATCGTCAACTTCTTTTTGTAATCGCTTAGCTCGTTTATCAGCAACTTCTTGATAGTGTTCTTTCAGTTCCTGAGCATTCATATCATTTATTTTCTTACGTGCTGTCCAGTCTTGAAGCATGTTGTCATTATCTCCTAATAACTCCATAAACCATATAGCATCATATACTGGTCCAGTATAAGCAAATAAACGCGTCCACTTCTTTTGTCCTGTCATAAGCCCCATGATGTTGTCTATAAGGCCTGACATTGGAACAATATTACTCTTTATGGAGTCATAGTTCGAATAAGAAAGAAGTTCGCTATAAAGCCATGAAAGTTTGTCCTTATCTCTGTCACTCATTCCATTTGCTGCAAGCATGTTTATACCTACTAAAATAGAAGTAAAGAAAGTAGCACTAATCATTGACCGGGCAAGATTGTATTTTGTCATTGGGTCCATCTCTTCCAAATCAGAAAACTTCATATCCTTAGTACGAACAACTTTTACTACATCAGAAAGATAGTTCCACATAGAAGCAAGTGTTCCCTCTATCATAATTTGTTTCTTGATAGTTTCCCATTCATTATTTTCATTCAGTTCTGCAGTAACGTCGGCACCATAAGATGTCATTCTTCTACTACCAACTAAATTGAATATCTTCCCTGGCAAGAAAGTACGGAACTGAGTAAAGATACGACCCGAGAATGTATTCCCTAAAAGCATCTTTTGATATTCATCCATAGCACCAATAATATACTTGTCAGCATACCATTTGAAACGAGTGTTTACTTCTTCAAAATCATAACCCACTTCCATATTTTCAGTATCTTTTATGATACCTTGGTCAATCATCTGTTTTGTCTTTCTATCCCAGATAGCTTGTTCTTTACCACTGATCATTTTACCCTCTTTATCAAAGTAACGAGTATCTTTCAACTTATCATATTTCAATGTATCAGTTGTCTTATCATAGGTATGAGCTTCATAAGAACCATCATGTATCATAAATCCGACCATGGTAGTTAGTCTGGCCGCGATATCAGAATAGTAATTACCAATATGTGCCAGTTGTGATTGGAAAACGTTCTTATCAATATTTGTTGTAAAAAATGACTCAATAGCTTCCATCTCACTACCATTTACTAAACCAAACTTCTTACCTAGCGCCATAACTTTTTTATGGTTCATAGCAAGTTCAAGATTTGCTTTAGTCATATCTTCTGGAGTAGGAAAGTTCAATCGTTTATTTTCATCAGTAAACATATTAGCAGCCTTAGTAGACAATGCTTCTATGATTTGTGACTGAGTATTGAAATAAGCTGAACGTACCCATACAAGTGGACGATAACCAAGAGCCATGAAAGAATAAGCATTAGTGATATTCTTTACAATAGCTGCAGTCTTATCAGTAGGATCATCTTGTGACTTTCCTTTGATAATTCTGTCAGAATATTCTTTCAAAAATTCATTAGTATATTTCGTTTGAATGTTATACTCTTCTTTTAATATCTGATTCCATTGAATAGCTTTATTCATGGCAGGGATCATTCTATTCTCAATCTCAATAGTACGAATGCTATCATCTACAAACATGCTAAATACATATTCTAAGTTCATAGTCTTTTTACCATAGAATTTCAAATCACCTTTGTATCTATTAGGTGTAGTACTGTCTGTTGGCATAAGTCCCATACGTATCATCTGTTGCTGTATAGACTGCTGAGATCGAAACCGTGAGTTCATATGTTGATAATTATCTGAAATCAAATCATTATCAATAGTCACATCTTCTATTCCGGACATAAACTCAGAAATAGCTATTTGATCCCACCCTTTACGAACCATCTCTTTGTATTTCTTGTCGCGGAATAACTCTTGTTTAGTCTTTTCCAAAACAGGAATATGCCCTGGAACCATTTTACTCAATAACTCATTACGCAACTCTTCTTCTTTCTTTGGCGTTGACCGGCGCGAGTTATCATGCATTGCATTGGCAAGGTAACGTTCTTTTACTGTTTCAAGAATAAGGTCGGCCAGAGCAATATCTTCTGTAGTAAGTCCGGCTTTCTTAGCTTCTTCGACATTGTAAGATCCATACAATTGATTATTGAGAATGATAGGAACAATATCACCTTTCTTATTCTTATCACTATCCTCAGTAAGCAATAACTCTCCTTTCTTGAATAAGTGACCAAATACTTTCTCGGGTTGATTACCGAGGATGTTTAATGACATACCACGCGATTCAAGTGATTTTGTCAGTGCATCATTAAACTTTGCTTTATAGTCATTCAATTGATTGACAATAATAGATTTTGTTGCTTCGGCTTCTACAGAATAGTATTGAAGGATATCAGATTTAATATTGTGGATATTAGTAAACTTCAACCAAGTCTTATTGATATCTTTTACTTGTCCGTTATTGATACCTACACCTTGTTTGAACCATACAAGATACTGAGTAATCAATTTGTGTTCCGGATTGTTTATCCAATTCTTGTCTTTTATCTCTATTGCCCGGGCACGATCGCTAAGTAGTTTGAAATGTTCATAACTGTTGAAGTTATCAGTCATAGCATTTTTCTGTACTTCATCCATATTCAATGATTGATAGTAAGCAGCATAATACGTTTCTAGCTTATCTCTCCAACTCTGGTATATACTATCCTCATTCCATGCTTTATCATCGCTTAAAAGCTCTTGAAACCATTTATACGATAATGATTTTTCATCCATGACAGCTTGTACTGATGGAAGAGTAAATAAATCTCTACCATTGGCCATTGCTTGATGAAGAGTAGAAAGCATACGTGGTTGAATAGAAGTACCATTAAAACCAATAACACCATAGCGACGTAAGGTAAGTTTCTTATTATTCTCTTGAGCAAGTTTATTCATGCCGGCAATAGTCACTCCGAGTAATACTTGTCGTATATCTCCCTGACTATTGCTCATATTAAACTTACGACCTTTTTCTGATTTGTCATTACCTAAGTTTGAAGCAAGTGATTTCTTATGTGAATCCATAAGGTTATCTTGAAACCCAAGAACGGAACCGGTTAAGTCAATAAGTGATACATCAACTTTGCTGTCAGACATAGTATGTACTATCACAATAGGATTAAAACCAACAATAGCATCATTGTATAATGGTGCCAGCGCTTGTACGTTTGTCATATCCCGATAGTTCATAACAGTAGTCATAGGTTCGTTTATACCAAGCAATTTAATAGAACGAACAATGTTCTCAACTACTGTATCAGAGAAACCATATTCAGAGAAAGTATCTTGAATAAGTGTTTCAAGTGGAACAGAAGTATCTGAGATATGCTTATTAAGTATTTCGACAATATTGTTGTTGAATGAGTTCATCATCTGCTGACGACGTACTAGCATTTCATTCTTTATACTGGCCATAACTTCATTGTCCGGCATACTATTAGGATAACTATACATCTTACCATAGTCAACATAGATACGATCCTTATCTCTTTGCCAAAGGTTCGCAAATATGTTTTCAACCATCTTTTCTTTTGCTTCCGGATTTTCAAAGTTAAGTTGTCCGTACTCTTCATTGTTGATAAGGAATGGAACTACCTCAGCGACATTCTCAATAGGCTTAAATCCTATATCAGCTTCATAGAAACCATCACTATAATAGTTCTTCAATAACTGTTCTACCTCTACCGGCCCAAAATCAATAATCTTTCTACCATTAAGAATATCTTCTGTCAATGCATTGAAAATGTCATTCAATGTACCTTTCTCAAAGTTTACATTATCAAGTGCTGAGTTAGCAGTTATTTTACCAGATACTAGATTACCTATTGAAGAGAATAAGCTACTGACAATATCATATACTTTTCTGAATATATCTTTTGATCGAATAGAAGATACATAGCGATTGTTACGAGCAAGAAACTTGTTTACTTCTTTCTGTGAAGTCATACCACTTACTGCAGCAGCATATTCATAGAGTTGATGAACCTCGTCAAGCTGCCAATACTTTTTGCGTATCGAGTCCATGATTTCTTTATTGTCTGCAATTGAATCACGTACTTTACTCATAAACTGATTGTACTTATATCCATCAGTCATTTCAAGAACGTGAATCCATACGTGTGTAAGCTCATGAATAGGAGTATCAACATTCATTGATTGAGTATTCAAGTGTATTCCGGTAGCATCTACCCACGCGCGATCAGTAGCATGTTCGGTATTACGTGTTGTCTCAAAACTTTCAACTTGTATTTTAAATCCCGGTACCGCTTTCTCCAATGAATGAATAAACGAATTAGTCTTTTCTGCTGTTGCAATAAACTCTTTACGTAGCTTGTAGTCTTTAATACCTTCCGTTTCTGCCACTTTCTCCCCTATCTGAATAGATTTACCCGACTTAGTGATAATGTTGTCATTTTCGTCAAGTATGTAATCATTTTCTGATATAGTATTCTTAGCAACAAATTTTTTGAATCCAGTAATATCTAATTCAGAACCTAATTGATATACATCATTCTTAGTATATATAGATAAAACTTGATTACCCGCATCTAATCCAACAACAGTATCACTATTATCAATTAATTTATCAATATCTATATTTTTATTTACCCATAAATTTTCTCTTTCAGTTTCTCTTCCGCTTTTATCTATAAGTTCAGCATCTAATTCAATATTGTATTTCCTTAAATCAAGTACATTGTTTGAATTTATGATAAATGGTTTTACATTTTTACCAAATACTTTAGCATAATTTTCATCCGGTGTAAAGTATTTCCCATTTTTATTATTTTCGTTTTCACCTCTAAATAATATTTCTTTGTTTTTGCTATCAGGGAATATACTTTCAATATATTTTGAATATTGTTGCTTAGTTCCAATAGTACTAAGTTTATCATTATCATTAAATAATTGATCAACTCCATTTTTAATCTTAGTTGTATCTTGACCACTGAGAACAGAAAACTTTTCAGTAAACATATTCGCGCGATACTTCACTGCTTTATCTACACCATAGCGTTCCACTAACTGCTGGTATATTAAAGATGGATTCCCATCAGCCGTTAAGCTGACAGGATTACCATTGTTCTTTGCATAGATAGTATGTGCTTTACCATCTCCGACGATTGCTGATAAGGCTTTGTATTCCTTATCATTTTTGTTAGGACATTTACTCATAGAATTGATTATTTACATTTATTTTTTTCATCATTATTATCTGACTCATTATCTTGTGCCGGAGTACCAATAGCGGGTTCACCTTCTGCAACTTCTTTCTTGCTATCTTTCTTTGCTATCTCACTATCGAATAGTTCAAGTGATCCTTCCAATGTATTCAACATTTCAGAACGTTTGCTTTCTGTTGCTTTCATCTCAGCACGTACTGCCGGATTAATCATTTCAACAATAGCACTACGAGCAACCTTTCCATAAGTAGTAATCCCTACTGACATATCTTCAACTTCTTTATTGAAAGTAGTTTTCTGATTAGCTAAGAAATCAGTTGATGAAATCTTACTAGTAAGTTGTTCCACCATGTTCTTTCCTTGACTACTGATATAAGCCAATGCACGTGCTTGTACTAATGCTTTTACTATCAATGATTGTTTGAAATTGAGTTGTGCCATAGCAATCTTTATTTGCTTAATCTCATTGGCATTCTTCTCAGTTTCCACAACTTGAACATCATCAACTAAATTACGAATATATTTATTGATTTTGTTTCTTCTGTGTTCTTCATTTTGATAGTTCTTCAAGTCCCAAGGAAAGTTCTTTGTCTTTTCTCCGATAGTACTTAATACTTTGTATTTGTAAGCATCAAGAACCTCATTGATAGAATTGAATTTGTTCTTATTGTCAAAAATTGATATACGAGTTTCAACACCATCATTTGTAAGAGTATTTATGTTCAACTGACTTAAGAACATATTCCCTTTTACTTTGTATTCCATTGGTTTTGTAACTTCATTCTCAGTAAGTGAAGTAGCATTCGGATCAAAAATAGAATGTTGTAATGTTCCCTCCTTAAGTTGAATCCTATTGTTACGTTTCTGAGTATCCATTTCCTTTTGTTCCATACGATAAGTGATATCTGAATCGTTAGCAAGACGATATTCAAAATTAGTTCCTTTTACTTTAATAACACGTATTAATTTTCCACTTCTTGTATATAGAAATTGTCCTTCCGATACCCATGCACGTGAACCTTGATGTAATATCAAATCATTATTATCCCGATTAGCAAGACTAAGATTGTATTCTTCTTCCGGTGTAGTCTGAAATGAGCGTAATTCAGAAGTCATATTCTCTCCGGCCATAGTAGACATACCTAAAGAAGTAATGTTTCCAAATACTTCATAAGCATTGTTATCATTCAGTTTTAAATTTATTCTATGTCCGGTGTTTACTTTCTCACCATCTATAGTTTTTGTCTCAAACTGATAAGCATACTTAGGACTATTTTCATTTACTACTGCTTTTGGACTTAGATATTGTGCAAACTCAGGTTGTAATCCAAGATAGTCATAGATACGCTCACGAATGTCTGAATTGAATGTAACGGACTTTCTGTACTTATTTGGTACAAGACTATCAAGACCAAGAGAAGAGCGCAATTCGGCGTATGTATCGTTATACACTTTGCTTATTGGTCCTTTGTAGAAATCTACACCTATCACTTGAAGTAAACCACCTTGACGATATGACATTCTATTGGCAATAATCTCATAGTTGATAAGCATTTCTTTATATTCTTTTGGAAGAGAATTAAAGTAGTCTTTCAACTGAGCAACGCGCTGTTCTGTCATTTCTTTAGTATTGACATCAAGTAATAATTTCACATCAAACTTACCACCAATAGTAAATAGTTTGATAAGAGGATTAACTGCAAATCTTATCCATTCTTCTGCCGGCAACTCACTTTGTACTGTCTTATTCAAATAATCAATATTATCAGAATGCTCAACAATATCCATCATAAATTGAGGAAAGTTCTTTACAAATGATTGTCTATCAAAAAGACTTGATAAATCCAAGTTCTGTGATGGGTTTTCATAAGTATTACCAACAGCTTGATAGATATACTGACCTTTCATGATAGCACTTTCTCCAATGGTAGCATAGTACTTGTCAAGCATAATATCGTTTATCGCGGTACTTACTGCAGCGACTTCACCACCGAAGTTCAGTGTTGTTCTATTCTGTAATTTCAAGAATGATTTTACAACATCTTTTTCAATAGCTTCATTATCGGCCATAAATGACTGTTTAGTGATAAGTTCTTGACGATACAGTTCTTGCAAGATATAATCAATCTGAGGTAAGTTCTTGATAAGTTTACCCATATTAATTTCATTAGCTACCAATTGTTCTTGGGAGAACATAAAAGCTTTTTTCTTTTCATCTTGTTCTTTATTGTAAGCATCATTGTTTATGGTATAGTAAGCCATATGTTTAGCAACATTCATATCACTTGCCGGATTAGAATTGTATTCTTGCAATGACATACCAATAGTTTGTTGTACGGTATTAATCATTGTTCTGAAATCCTTATCCAATGAAGGAATACCATTACGCATTCCCATGATAGTAGAAAGACGATACAAAGCATCTGCGGTAACACTAAGCTTAGGAACCATTTTCATGTAACGTAAACCTTGTATGTCGGTCCTGGCAATATTTATGTTTGCACGAGAACGCACCATTAGTTTTAATTCATTAGCAACTTCTGTAGAAATGCTATCCAAGTCTTTAATATCAAAATTCGATACATCAGTTTTATCAAAAACAATTTTATTGTTCTTATAAGTAAATAGGTTTTCATCATCAAATCCATTATCTTTTTTCCATTGTTGAAGTAATTGTTCTTTATCTGATCCAGTAAAGTCATAAGGACTATTTTTGAATGCTTCTTTATTGTTTTTATAATATGAAGTAAGTTCTTTCATTAGAAGATCATCAATAGACTGTTGTAATAATACATCAGTTGTTTCAAGTTCTAATGAATACTTTTCTGTATCATGAACATTACTTTTCCATGATAGTCCTTTTGATTCTAACCATTGAGATACATTGGTATTATTGAAATGTTCAATACGAGAAGCTATTTTATCCACTTCTGTTGAGGCCATCTTCCAAAGATTGAAGTCAGCACTCTTAGTCATTATAGAAGTCTTACCAGAGTAAGTATGGAATAGATTACGTATATTCTTGTTATTAAAGAAATCATACACTTCACTATTATTCATACCATTCAATTTCAGTACTGCAAGAATATTGATACCAACCGGACTAATTGCGTAGTTCGCGAATGTATTGTTCTTGGCATTATCCAATGCTCCTTGTCCCCATGTTCCTAGTTCAATAACAAAACCATTCAGACCGGTCTTGATTTTACCTTTAGGTGCATTCTCATTGATAAAGTTTTGTATTCCAGAATGGGTACCAGTTTCTACAAACTTATTTACTGAGCTTGAAATAATAATGGACGATACTGTCAATGAATTAGCAAGAATACCAATAGCATCAGCACCGGCTTTATTTCTTGAATACGATTCATAGATAGAACGAATAGAGTTGTTCTGTAAATTATCTACTAATTTTTCTTTCTGTTTCATCACTTCATTAATCTTATCTAATGAAGAGGTAAGGAATAAAGACTCTTGATTGCCACTATGAAGCGTAATAGTGTTACGTAAGGCATTCATTTTGTTTCTATGACCATCTGCACCTTTTTGAATAATATGGCCTTTAGAATCAAGAGAATTAGAATACATTGTCAATGCATCAATATCATAATCGGAGTCATTACGTAATGTCATACCCGTTGGGATATAAACCACGTTACCACCATTATGAAACATTGCTGTTTTGAACACACCACCCGATCCTAAGAACGTTGCCGGAACACGTGATAAGAATGAAGTATTTGATTCTTCAAAATCTTTCAATAATTGTTGTGCTTCAGTAAGAATTTGTTCGAGTATTTCACCACTACCCATTAATGCAGCAATTACTTTGTCTGGATTAGCCAGGTCAGTAGATTGCAGTTCCATTGAATTGATAGCTTCTAAGATTGATTCATTAGTAGCATTTACTTCTGATTGTAATTCCTCAGTAGTCATTTCTCTAGTACTATCAATCAAGTTAGCAATACGTTTACTGATAAAACGCTTTCCATCATTATCAACAGAAGGATTTATAAGTTCATCAACATACGTTTCTATTTTCAAGTTTTTGATAGCTTTACGTATCATTGGTGAGTCTACAAATGCACTCCATTGATTCAATGACATATCAGCATCCTCAGATAGACCGGCCATTAATTTATCATATAAATTAGAACTGTCCAATGCAATTCTTTCAGTACCCAAATTGATATGTTGAATGTCTATCAATGATTCATTACTTCTATGACCATATACTTTAGCATATACATTTGGCATGGAGATATGACCAACAGTAGTTTTACCATTTACGATATTCATATCTTGTAATCGTTGCATAGTAAATCCTGCAGCAGCGAGTTCTTGATTCATAGCATCACTATTATATTCATCAAATGAATAGTCACGATAATTTGTACCGGGTCTTAATTCATTAATAGCATCATTACGAGAATATATCTTACCATCACGTACAAACTCTTCTAAGTACTCTCCAACAGTTTGTGTAAGACGAATACCTTTTGTTCTTGCTTGAATAGATTGATTGGCCATGTTACGGTATGACTGTAGTACTTTAGAACGCATCATAGGCAATTGCATAGAAACATCCATATCACTGAATAATTCAATGAATGCCATATCTTGTCCAGAAGTACGCAAGCTATTTACTACACGATCACGCATAAAGTCCATCAATTGTTTTATTGCTGGATCAATTTCTGATTTTTGTTGTTCGGTAAGTGTAGAAACATCATACTTAGACCAATCAATATTTTTGAATTGTTTTGCAGCTTCTACTTCTCCATACTTAGATATTGATTCTTCAAGTTCTTTACGTAATGCTGTTTGAAGTCCTTGTTTGTTCTCCATATAAGCACTGTAAAGACTTGATATCTCAGGATTATTACTAACACCTAAACCGGTAGCATCTTGTTGTGATGGTGCTGCCTGCAGTTTTGCATTGATATCAGTATCTTGTGATGGATTCATTACTATCTTAGTCTTGGTATTATCCACAACATCCATGTTTAATGGCTGACTGTAATCAACGTCATTTAAGGCATCGTAAGTATTGACTGAGGTAACTGAACCTTTCTGTGTAGATACTGGCGCCATGAAAGCCACAATGCTATTGTACATGTGTCCGGCACGTTCTATACCATCAGGATTAATAGTTATTCTATCTTGATAGTATTGTTGGTTATCTATCCAGTTCATCATATCTACAATGATGTCATTAAACTCTTTTTGATTGTTTTTATCATCATACAATTCTTTGAACTTATCAGTAAATGAAAGTTTGTTTTCATTAAATGATTCTTCACCAACCCTAGCAACTAACTGACGATCTGTTTCAGCAAGCATACGCATAAACATATTTCGGTAGTAGGTATGTTGCATATCAAAACCAGTAATGACTTTATCCCCACGTTTAATCTGTGAGTAAGTACCATCAGCTCTTCGAAAGTTAGTAAGACCTTTATACATGGAAGCATTACCAATTACTGTTTTAGTACCACCAATAGAGTTTAAGGTCTGCAAGTAATGGAATGGATTAATAGTTATCTGACCATCTTCCGGTTTCATCATATTACCATTATTTGCCAATACTTTTTGACCATCAATTTCTTGATAAGTATTACCACCATCAACCATATTATCCCTATAGAATACAATAGGACTTTCTGTAGTCAATGTAGGTGTATGTAATTGATATCTTACATTATTCTGTACAACTTCTTTCGTTCCTTGGGTAAGTACACTTTGTGCCGGTGTATGAATAGGACCATTACGTTTTACCTTATCAAGATAGTTCTTGAAAGAGAATGGATTCAATGAAAAATCATCAATATGATTATTGGCAAACATAGTAGCCATATAGAAACCAAACATAGGTTGATTAAAACGTATCTCTGATTTTTCAAGTTGTTGATAATACGGATTCTTATCAGTAGTATTTGTTGGGTTTTTATCACCAATAGTATTTTTGGTAAGATTATTCATTGACTGAACCGGTTTAAAACCATAGTTCGCAATCATATCAGTAAACTTAGCAAAGTCATTTTCAAATAACCGCATGATAGCTCTTTCCAATTTAGGAAGACTTTCTACTTTTCCACTCTTTACATCATTAGTAAGACTTCTAATCTTTTCAATTTTTGATTGTTTATTAATCATATTGAATTGATCTATTTTACCGGTTACTGCATTACCTGGTATAATGACATCAATACCATCAACTGTTTCATAAGAAAGTTCATAACTTCCTTTACCGCTTAAATCTTTAGTAAGAGAAGTTGCATCAAACATATTACGTAATTGGTCAAAAGTACCATTTGCTTGAGCTTCTTTGGAAACATCAATCATCTGTTTACGTAATCCTTTGGTAAAATGAGCTTCATTATTTTCTGCCGGTGCATTCAAGAACTTCGTTTTGGTAGATAATGATTTGTTTATCTCCATAAGTGCGTTGTTCAGATTTGAACGTGAAGTATTAATACGTTTTTTGATTTTATCGTATTCACGTAATACTTCTGTTCCGGCAACTGAATAATCAATATTAAAACCATTATCGGTATTGATAAGTGTTGACTCTACTTTGGCAAAGATTATTTTACCAGTATCCGATACTGTTGTAGTAGGAACATAAATAACCGGCCGAGCTTTTGATTTTACCATTTCTTGCATAAACATGTTGATACTCGTGTCAATGAAGTCAGAAGTATCAATTTTTGTTTTTCCAATAGAAGTAAATCCAAGTGAACGGTTTTCTCCGATACTTTCTATAAAGCCAGTAATCTTAGTTGTATCTGTAGGGTCTTGTTTAAAGGCATCAAACTCTTCATTGAGTGTAGTCTTTAAAGCAACTGAATAAGTGGCTGTACCCTTAGCTGTGTAACGATGGGTATCATTTGTTTGTCCACCTAGTTTCTGCTGTATAGAAGCAATCATATTTGATGATACAAACATATCTTCCGGAGTAACATATCTCATAGAAGATACATCATTAGTTATCTCTTCATTTTCTACAATGTCAGGTTGTACTTCAAAAGTAATAAGGTTCTTTGGTGTTGTTCTATTTAGGAAGCCAAGAACTATATCACTTCCGGTAATACTCTGGATGCGTGTCAATGGTGATAAACTTTCTTTTGTATTATATCGAATATGATTTAATAGGTTACGTTGTATGATAACTTTCTTAGCCGGTTTATTAATGTCCTCATTAGCTTTTAAAGTTTCTTCTGTATAGTTTTTAGAATATTGATTATACAATGTAATCATGGCACCTAAATAATCAGCCATAAAATCTGATGGAGTAGCATAATTGGCTTGTATCTCAGAATTGAAATTACTTACATATCCAATCTTATTAATAGTTTTCATATTATCAGTAACCTCTGACCAACTATTAGCAACCATAAGACTCTTGAACATGGCCGGAGTAACACCTTTTAATGCAAACTGTCCTTTGATACGATTAAAGATGTCTACTATATGCGCGTATTCTCCTTTGGTATTAAGCATATCAGTAGAGAAAGGTGACATAGTAGTATTACCAAACTTTTTAGATGTAGCAATAACACCTTCTTTATTTGCAAATTTGAATCTACCATTTTCGTATTTTAAGAAACTAGTTTTATTAGTAACATTATTATACCGGCTTACCTTAATATCAGTATAGTCAATAGACATATTTTCTTTAAAGAATGATATTGAATTTGTGTTCAACTCACCATTCAAAATCTTATATCCTTGAATACGTTTAATCTCTTCGGCGGTACCTCTCCAAAAGTCTTTATAGTAATGAGTAGACTTCATAGTATCATCATAGTAAGTGAACTTAACCTGGTCTTTTACATTGAAAGAAGTATATACACTTACCAATGAATTTAAAAGGTCTTTAGCCTGTTCTATCTTACGTTTTTGATCTTCTTGTTTAGCATCCCATGACCATGTAGCATCAGAGTTCTGCGCTCCTACTTCTTGTTTCCATTCTTGTTCATTTTGATAAGAACGTTCAAGTAGTCCTTTATAACGACCATCATAGTTTTCTTCTGAGATATAATGATTAGAATAGTCAAGTGAGAAATCAGTTCCTTTACCTTTTGCTTCAAACATGTAGTTGTACATGCTATGAATTACTTCGGCTGCCGGATTCAAATATCTGTTTGATTCATCAATTTCAGAATTATCAATGAATCCTTCCATAATAGATTTTAATGCAGATACTTTATCAGTAACACCATCCATTTGACTTACTCGCATACCAAGGTCTATCATCAATGAATGAACTTGTTTCTGATCTAAGAACTTTACTTTTCCGCGGGCATCAAATACAGCACTACCATTTGTATTGATAAGTGGTATAGAACTAAGATATAGTTTTTGTATATCGGAAACATTCTGTTCAGAAGAATAACCATCCCAATCAAAACGTTCACCGGCACCCACTTCTTTTTCAAATGAGTCATTCATCATATCATATGATGGAAGCATAGTCTGCACAATCATTCTAATATTTTTATCAGAATAGATTTTGTATGCATCAATACTATTCCGGCCATTGATATCAGAAAGTTTAATATTCAAAGGTTCTCCATTCTCAACAATATCTTTTACTGCCATTTCATTTTCTTCAAGTTCTCCTTGTTCATTTTGAGTAATAACAGTGGCCATAGTTTCACCATACAATTCTTGATATTCTTTTCCTTCTTCAATAATAGAATTAATACTTTCCGATAATGAATTAATATTACTGTTTTTTGTATTGGAGAAAATAGAGTTTTGAAGTATAGACATTCTTAGTCCGGACTTAGCAATAACTAATGATTCAGTATTGTAAAGTTCTTTCTTTAATGCTTCTTCCATCTGACTGGCAATAAGTAATCGTTTGCTAGAACTTTCATTTGTTGATTGTACTGTTTCTTCAGAAGTAGTATCACTTTCATATTCTTCAAAAGCAATATCTGATTTTTCAGTATTCATTTCTGGAACCCTATTAGCAAACTCGCCATTGTTTATTTGATTGTATAAGTTCTTCAACTGTTTGTTTGAACCATATACACCGCGAAGTCCCATAACGATATCTTTCAAGAAACTCTTGAACTGATTGTATAAACGCAAAGCAATATTTACATTCTTGTCTTTAGTAGTCGCACGTTCTTGTTTTGCATAATCACGAGCAATCCATTCTTCAAGTTCTTTATCACCATTGATAGGTGTTCCTTGTTCATACTTGTTGATTACCTGGGCCGCTTGTAATAGCATTGCTTTAGCATCAGTATTTATGAAGTTACGATAGACAACATGTAATACTTCATGGTCAACTGTAGAACGTGGCATCATACCATTCTCTGCTGCTAATGTCATGATAGTATTATCTTGTACCATACCACTTGCAGTAAGACCATTTAAACGAATCTTTCCTTCTTGTGTAAGGAATAGTTCAGATTCAGTATAAGACTGTCCTAAACGTAAAGCAACACGGTCTATTGACTGTTGTATAGGTTCTACATCAGGAGAAGAGTATTGTGTTTCTTCAAGTCCTATATTTGGAAGTTTTTTCTTTCCCGGTTTATTTACTGGTGGAGTTGGTGAAGTTATTGGTTCTACTTTATCAAGACCTACATAGAATGATTTATTGTTTATGCCCAAAGCTTGTACATTAAGCATATCAATAGTTTCTTTACCACTAACATGAGTAGTATAAGTTTCATTGTTTAATGTCAAGAAATCATATAATCCGGACATAGCAAGATTATCTTTCTTAGAAAGAAAATCACTTAGTTCTTTATACTGTGAATCAAAACCACTATTACGATCTTTATCTGTCTTGAAAGAATCAAGATTGATATCCAAGAATGTTTTACTTTTTTGCTGAATCTTAATAAATGCAAAGATTGCTTTATCAGTTGCCTGAGTAGAGTTCTTTAAAGTAGAAAGGTTCGCGCGCAATAATTTATAAATAGTAGTTTTTGAGAATGCTGTTTGTTTGGCTTTCCACTTTTGTTCATCTGATAAAATAGTAGATGATAATATTTCTTGTGAAATAAAGTCCTCTTCTGCCTTAATACGTCCAATGATAGAATCCATAGAAGCATTTGCGCGCTGTTTAATGGTTTCATTCTTGCTAGTAATAGACTGGCTAAACTTAGGCATTTGTACTACTAAACGAATACTTTCATTACTATTTAATTGAACATTTAAACGTAATCTGCCATCAATATACAATGGAGTTATATCAGTTTGTGCGCCAGGGAAGTCTTTCAACAAATCAGTTACCGTTGTCAAATCACTTTCATTATTTGAATACTCTACTTTACGAATACCCATATCATGAAAATCAACATTTACCTTATCAGTAATACTTGCATGAGTATCATAGATAGACATGTTCATATCACGTTGTTTAATCAATTCAGATTGAACCGGTGCGAAAATAGGATTATTGATAACAGCATTCCATGCATCTACTAGTCGTTGTTTCTCAGTTTTCTGTTTTTCAAGTTCAGTTTCCTTTACATCAAATGAAGTATAAGAAATCTTACCACTTCCATCAATACTAATAACTGATGGTAGAGTCATAGAACCAATAGCATTGGAAAACTTACCACCATTTAATCCCGGAGTAGTAAATATGTCATTGATGATAGAATATACTGGTATATCCATTGCTTTTATAGATGTACCATTAGGATTTACTGAATGCTTTTTAATAATGGCATTTACATAATCCTCAGCAATAGTTCCCATAAAGATATCTTGAATGGCTTGTAACTGTTCTCCTACCAATCCTTTGTTAGTTGGATCAAAAGAAAGAACAATCATATCGTACTTTGCAGTCTTATTATCCTTATCCCATCCGGTAGTATTTTGTTTCTCAGCTTTTAATTGAAACAAATGTTTATACTGTGATAGGTTCGATATAAAGGCGTCATTTATTGCACGACGTAACTTACCATTCTCTTGACTTAAACTATCGCTAGCACCAACTAAAGTAGCACTGGTAGCCCAGAAAATATGTGACTTGTTTTTGTTCTTATCGAATATAGCAGTAGAGTTGTTCAAGAAGCGTTCACGCGATAACTGACTTACTTCATTTGGAACAACTGGTTTCACTTCTTCAATGATTGCAGTAGGTACCGAGAAATCTTCGTTATCTGAAAGTACTGTTGATACTGTTTGATTTTCGTCAGGGTATATACCGGTTATCTCATACTGAGTAGAGCCATCAGAGAATACAGATTCATTGATAGATAATAATTGAAATATGTCTTTTTCATTATTGTCATAATAACTTTCACCAACCTTTAATGCAGTTCCTTTATGTTCATAATCTTCAACAGAATTTTCTTCTACTAATGTAATAGGATTCTCTGTTGATTGACTTGTACGAAGAATACTTTCAAAACCCGTAATATGTTTGATAAGATTATCTTTAATTGAAATATTTGGATCAATAGTATTATTGAATTTTGTTTGACCATTCCAATTAATAGAAAGGACATCACGATTACCAACTTTCTTTATTTCCCAATCAGCATCTACTGTTGCAGTATCTATTAAATCACCATCAGCATTAAAGTAATTAATCTTTAATCCTACCTCTTTACCCGAAGTTTGATTCTGATTATTATTACTAGGGTTTGGAGTGGTCACTGTAGGGTTAGCAATAGGTGCTGTTGCCACTTTCTGTGCTTCCATACTCATACTATTCATATCAGTATTTAAACCCTGTAAACGCAATGTTTCAATAGCTCTGAATTTTTCCTTTTGTTGTAGCTGAATAGCATTCAATGCTTCTTCCGGTAAACCAGTAGATGCAGCAAGAGAACGGTCAACATTCAAAGAAGTATCACCAACCATACCATACCAAGAGCTAGAACGACCAATAGCAGTATAAAGTGCTGAGGCCATTAAACTTGTAGTAATAGGTTTTGCTATCTGACTACTATCAGACTGTCTGAATACAGCATAGATTTCTTTCTGACGTAATCCTTGCAGTAGTTTATTATCATTGACACCGCGACGTAAAGCAAAATAGATTTTATCCTTATTTGCTTCTATTTGTTTTTTAAGTGTATCATTGTCTTTAGTAAACGCATCCAGTGCATCCTGATCTAAGAAAATAGCTGCTCTATCCGGATTGGTAGCAAGACCATCTATGAACGAGTTCCATACATCCATGTGTGATGCAAAGAAACGCGCTCCTAATTTAGTCTTACCACTTATATCTTCTGTCACCTTATCAAACTTTACTATTCTACCAATGGCACCAATAGCCGGGCGACATGCTTCTGCAAGTTGACGAAGTAATGGAGAAGTAGCACTAAATTGTTCAGTAAGCATGTGCGTAGTCATTGTCTGCAACATCATCAAAGGATAATGACCTACAGAACCTGCATCACGCATTTGGAATACATCACCCATGAATACTAATTTGGCTTTTGTATTTACAAAATGTTCTTTGATAGCTTTCATTTCATTTTCAGAAACAAGTGATGCTTCATCAATAACATAAGTATTTCCTTCTGTAGTATTCATACTCTTCATTCCTTTGATAAAATCAGTATATGATATTACTGTTGGATTTTCAGCACCAAAAGATTGTTTATGTACCTTAGAAAGTTCTTCCGTAATACTTACTACTGTTAGTTTACCTACTGATGATTTCTTATCAGTACTATATCCATCAAGTCCGCGAAGTATTCTAAATGCTCTTCCTACAGTGAACTGAGTCTTTCCAGTACCATAATCTCCACCAATAGTCAATGCATTGCTTAGATAGCTTTCTATGAAGTGATGGCCACCCTTCTCAGTAGCTATTGAATGCATAGGTAAAAAGTAATTTGCAAATAACGACAAAGGACTTGTAAGCGTTTTATTGCTTAAAAGTCCAACTATTGAATTGATTGCAGCTTCTTGTTCTCCCGTTTCTAATGGTGTATTTGACTCATTAGTAAATATCATTTTTCGTATCTTGAACATATCGTTCATACTGTATTTACTACCTATCCAGATAAGCGTGTTCAAGTGTTCGCGCAGTCGGGTAATATCATTTGCATTAGAACTGGAAAAATTGTATTTACGTTTGGAAACACCACCAACATTCTCCATAGTAAATAATGGATTACGGGCATGTAGTTCACGAGTAGAATTTGTCAATGAACCATTCTCTCCAATATGTGAAGATGAATCATCAGCATGTAAAAGAGTACCTTCTGAATTAAGTACTTTTCCATCTTCTCCAATAGAATCATTGGCAACATAAAACTCACGGAATATCTCAAACAACAAATCTTGATTGTCCTTAGAAAATAATTCAGAATTTTCTTTATTATATTCGACATTCATTTCAGAAAGGATATTGTTTACGATATTCTCTCTTTTAGATAACTGAGTAAGTTGTGCTTCGGTAAGTTGTCCTTTTGCATCAAGAATAGATGGATCAAGTTCTCCAATAGCATTTAATTCTTCAATTAAGTTCTGACTGATTATTTGCGTGCCATCAGAACGACGTAATCCAAGAGTAGTAAATAATTGAACACTCTTGAATGTATTCTCATGAATGATAACACGACTATGCAAACGTAACATTTGATTGGCCAAGTCAGCACCATCAATCTTACTTGCAAGTTCATCAGCCATACGTATAGCATCACGTAATTGAATCTCATAGGTATTGTTACCATTAGCATTTTTACTTGCCAATTCAGAAACAAATTCACGTTCCGGTTGTGACTGATGATCACTTACTTTCTTTTCATTAGCAATACGTTCAGAAGTCTTGAAAGTATAAAGGAAATGTTCATTCTTTTTTACTCTATCAATCTCTTGACGAATGATTTCAGAACCATTAGTACCATAAAATTTACCATCAGGATATTCTTTCTTATAAGTTTCTCCCTGGTCAGTAAGAACTGAATTAATCCATACCTCAGCTTCTTTCATCGTATCTTGTAATTCTGTGAAGTAATTACTCAAAAATGTTTTACCATTTGGAGTATTCTGTTCACGCATTAGTTTAATACGTTTTTGAAATTGTTCCGGAGTTTCATTAGCATGTTCTAATGTCTGTCCATCAATACGCATAAATGGAAGTTTACCTTTCCCATTAAATGAAGAGTATTGATTATTTACGTTTTCAAGTCCCAGCGCGCGTGCAGCAGCATTCAACTGATTATCATGAGAGAATTGTTCATCATCAAAACTTTCAATTGTACGTTCGGCTTTTCCTACTTCTTCTGCAGCAGTTTGACTTTCATCTTGATAATGTTTCAATTCTTGTTGAATAGCATTTAGCTTATCAGTTTCTTGTTGACGTTGTTCATCGCTGGTTTCCGCCGGTAAAGAATTGATAGTTTCTAATTGAGCATCATATTCAGATTGTTTAGTAGTAATGAATGGTTCCAATTCAGCAACACGTTTACCATACATATCAATTTTTTCATTGGCCGGAGTAAGAATCTTACCTTCTGCTTGCTGAGCGATATTAGAAGTAAGTCCTTTTGCAGCATCATACATTGATGAAAACTTATTTTTAAGTTCATCAAGTTTACTATTATCCATTGTAGTACCAAATACATTTCCACTTGTTTGGTCATTGAATACAGATAATTCTTTAGCTAAACGATTAGACAATCCGGCAACATCAGTAATCAATGATTTATGCTCAGCTTCATTATACGGTTTTGAAAGAGTATCACCTATTCGTTGTTGTAAGGCATTTAAATCACTCGATAATGTTGCATGAGTAGTTTGGTTATCTATATCATTAATAATGGCATTAGCATGTGTCTGTTGAGCTTGTGCAGCTTCATCTACACGTTGACGTAAGTTCTCAATGTTTTCATACGTAAAGTTCTTCTTAATTACATTCTCCCATGATGCAGCATATTGACGTTGGAAGTTAGGATCGTTTTTCATCTCCCGAGTAAACTCTTTTGAGTTAGTAAGAGCTTGCATTTCCATTTCAACTTGTTTCATAACGGTAACGTTACGTTTCATCAAGTCATTGGCCGCTTTAGAGTTTTGAGTTCCCTCTTCACGTTTAGTATAATACTCGTATTCAGATAAAGCTTTATTATACTTATCAACTAATGGTTGCTTAGCTTCTTCATTTTCTTTTTGAAGTTGAGCAATCTGTTCATCAGTAGCAGTAGCACCTGCTTCTTTTGGTTGAAATGATTCAATAGCAGCTTTACTATCGCGCATATCCATGAAAGCTTGACCAGATTTGTTTAATGATATCTGACCATCAAATCCAGCCTGAGAAAGAATGTTTCTATCAACATCATTCAACCCCATACTTTCATTCAACTCTTTATACGAGTCCACTAATTGCACAAATTCGACATACCTCATTTCAGCGAAGTTGTCGATTAATTGTCCCTCTTGATATCCCAATTTTTGTAGAGATGGACTCTTAGGTACTGAGAATAAACTTGGATCAAATTGTTCTCCTACAGTAGCATCTTTGATAAGGATATCTTTCACTCCCCACATACCACCATCAGGTTTCTGAATATGATCAGTAGCTATATTGATAAGTTCATCACCTTGGCCTTTCAGAACTTTCCATTTCAGTAATTCTTTTTGTTGAGTTTCTGTTTTACTGTCGGGAATACCTTTAATCTTTTTGATTACGTGAGGAACAGCACCAGTAATAGCAGTCATTAAAGTAGTAGCAAATATGGTTCCTAAAGAAGTATCTGAAAATCCTTCAAATACACCAGTAGTACCTATCTGTCCATTACCAACTTCGGAATATGCTGGAGCAGCTTTATCAACTTGCATTTGAACAGTATTGTATAATGCTTGCTCAAAATTTTCTTGAAAGACTTCACTAACATTTGCTTTGGCTACATTAGCAAGATAACTTTCATTGTCAACAATACCTTTAATGAATTTGCTATTGTATATCTTAGAGAAACTATCGTAAACAGCTTCTTTAATAGTCTTGTCAGTAAGTGTACCGGCAGCTTCTTTAGCAGCTAATTTTTGAGCCATTGGAGCATAGATTTCTCTCATAGCCTTTTCAGCAATGTTTGGTCCTAGTTGTTCACCAATCCATTTATTTGTAAAATGTTCAGTAACGTATGTCAATGGTAAAGCAAAGAATCCAAATTTAGCAGTTGTTTCCGGACTAACACCATTTTCATCAGCTACACGTTGAAATGAACTATAAGACTGTGAAGTACCAATAGCATTTACTAGAAACTCAGTACCATACTGCAAAGCTTTTGTTGCAATACCTTTACCAGCAAATGCTGCAGTACCTTCTAATGCAGACATAGCACCACCCGAAGCCATACCTACAGCTATCTGAGGAAGAAGATAACCAAGTGTCGGAGCTTGACGTACCATCCAATCAATAGCACCAGTTCCTTGTTCTGTTGATGCTGATTGTTTAAACTCTGCTTGTTTCCATTCATTGAAATAATCTTGTAGTGCTTTGTCACCTTTCGCCCAATTCAATGGTTGTGCTTCTCTACGTAATGAATTACCTACATTGGATGGAAGTGAACTATAAGAATAATTGAATGCTTGATTCATGGCGGTATAATCTCCTGATTCAAATGCTTTATCAAGTTCTTCTACAGCTTTTGTATTACCTTGCGCTAGGTTAGCAGCACGTACCTTATCATAATGCTTTTGAATGGCTTCATTACCTTGTTTATAAAGATAAGTTTCATCATGATTCATTGCATTATTAAAAAGAGCACCAACAGAAGAAAAGGAACTCATAGTACCGGCGGTTGCAGCACTGTAAGCTCCTACAAAGAAATCTTTAATAGAACTACCGAATGTTTCTTTTGGACCCCACTTAGTTGAATACTGTCTATCTCCTGCAACAAAAGCATCTGATGGTAGTACATCAAATACTTCACGTCCATTAGTAGGGTCAATAGTAGTTGTTACAACTGCTTTACCATCACCAAACATTTTATCCATTCCATCCTTACCTGGGTTAGGAATACGTTTACCATTCTTTAAAATATATGGAGCAGCAGAAGCACGTTCTTCACCGGTACCACGTTCATTATCTTCATTACGAAAAATATCATGATAAGGTGCATAAGAAGGTGTAAGGTCTTTTACATTGCCAAGATACTTATCAGACATTGAACGACCACTTACTTCCGGTGATTGTACATCATTCTGAAATTTTAATGCGGCCAAATCAACACCACGTTTATTTAAACTTACTTTCTTAGCATTTTGTATTTTTGCTTGATTATAAGTTTTTACTATTTGACTTGCTGGTATAGCGTCTGTATCAAGAGGATTTTTTTCTTTTGAATACTTGTCTACATAATAGTTTACATCGTTGAAAATAGGCTGTTCAGAATGCGCCATAGAGGTAAGTATATCTGCAGTGGATTGCTTATTCTTTAAAGCATCTCCAACTACATCAACTGTTCCTTGATAATTTCCTTCTTGATCTACAAATGCATCACTAGACTGTGCTTGATATTTTTCTTCAAGTGTTGGTACTACTGGTTGTGTTTGTTCTTGTTCTTGGTTAGCCATAATTATATTGAGTATTTATTATTGAATTGATTGTCTACTTCCAAAATTGTAATTATCATTTGGATTTGATTGTTCTTGTTTTTGTTTATCAAGCATATTGATATACTGTTCTTTTTCTCCCGGTTGAAGTTTACCGGATGTTTCAAGATTATTGATAATATTCAAACTTTTCATATATGACCTTTGAGGATCACTTTTGAAATCAATATTATTTTTTGCTTGTATATCAACAAGTCTTGCTTGTGGTGTTTTACCAACATAAACTTTATTAGTTACTTGGTCATCAATAAATCCATTCTTAGAATATTTGTTTTGAAGATTACGTGTTCTTGCTAAGTTTGTTTCACGTTGAGCATTATTCATAACAGATTCTCCACCGGCAATAAGATTACCTTCTGCCATAGCTTCTTTCTGTTTATTGATATTATACTTATTGATAGCATTACGTCCTTCCTGTGCTGCCGTAGATGGTCCCTCAGCTTGTAATGGTACTTCATATATATCTTCTCCAAATCCGAAACCAAAACCAGGTGCATCACTTACTTTCTTTATATGATTTTTTGGATTCTTTGCTAACTGAGAAATAGGTGTAAGAACAGGATTTTTACCATCTACTGCAAAAGGTAACTTAGTATCACCAGTAGCACGTACCATAGTAGTTACATAGTTCTGAACAATAGGTTGACCATTAGCATCTGTTTGAATACGTGAAAGCAAATAACCTCCTTGGTCTTTCGGTGTTTTATCAAAACGTATTGTTTTTATCAAATCAGAATTGATACCCATAATCTGCGCATTTTTATCATCGCCAAATACAACATCCGGTTTAAATGCAATACCATTAAACATAGCCATAGGAAGATTGGTAACCTTTTCTGTTTTCCCTTGTACTCCTAATTCTGGGAATAATGAATTTTCAAGAACCTTACGTTCATCACCAGTAATCTTACTACTATAAACTGTTGGGTTATTAAAGTTCAACATACCATCTTTAGGATTCTCAGTAAAGAAACTACCGGTAGTTGGATTAGTAGGTTTAGAATAGATAATATCAATTGCTGAAATAGCATTTTTATCTTCCGCTTCATCATGTTTAAGTAATTCGGAAATACCAGATTTATTACTAGAATTAAAATCACGTAATCCTTTAGTATCATTTGCAGCAGTAGCGTAAACATAACGTTGTGCTTCTGTCATAATAGCATCAGCTAATCGTTTTTGTTCTGCTAAATTTTTATCACGAGCTTCTACATCTGATGTAGGTATTCGTTTTGCTTGTTGCTTAAGCAATTCAATACTTGCAACAACTTGCTCACCACTAGCACGAGTATAATCATTCTTAGTAATAGGTCTGCCCTTTGCATCTTTAGCAACTGATGTGGTACCTGTAGGAACTATTAAAGTACCATTTAATGCTGAGCTCATAGCATAAGCACGCGCATCTTCCGGTAAGTTTTGCCACATACTACTAGCAGCACTTTTCATATTATTATAGTTATCTGAACGTGACCAGTCCCAACTTCTTAAACCATCATCTTTATTACCAGCATAAGCCATTTGTTTAGCTGAAGCAGTATCTATTCTACCTTTAATCTCTTTACTAAAATCAAGTGAGTTCATCATCTTTAATGATGGGTCTAATGTATGACTAGGAGCAATGCCACCAGTACCATCAGGAGTAATGCCAGCATCCCATGAGTTACGTTCTTGAAGAGTATTGTAACTATGAAGTTTTACTGCATTACGACCACTAGGTGTTTTACTAAAGTCTAAAGCAAATGGTCTATCCAATTGTAAGAAGTCCTCAGCACTTTGAGCCTTACCTAAATTTGGATTAGTAACAGCTATTTCTTGTCCAATACCTTTTTTATTTATTTCAGTATTTAAACCTTCCCATTGAGATTTAGCAAACTTAGCTTGTTGTTCTGCAACTCCAAATTGTGATTTCTTTTGAAACAAATCTTGCAACTCAGCATCATAAGCAGTTTCATATTGTTTTAGTTTCTCTGGATCAGATTCATTCTTTATCTTTTCAGTATAAATACTTGGAAGCATATTGATACGATTAGTAATTTGATTACGATAATCATATAATGCTTTTGTATGACCAGGTAATAGTTCTTCCATCTTATCATCACTTGCTGCTTTAGGAGTAGAAGTTCTTGCTCTACTGGCTTTATTACCCTCATTAGCTAATAAGATACGTGGGTCAAGAGATATACCGGGACCTGTTTGATTCTGTGCCGCATATCCAACCGGATTAATATTGTTTCCCCATATTGACATTATTTACGTCCTCCCCAAGTTCGTTTATAAAATGATTGTTGACTGGCCTTAGCTTTAGTAAGATTATCATATATTACTTTTCGTCTTACCGGATTATCTTCTGTTGCTAATTGATTCTCTAATGAAGCTACTGTATCATCTTCTATAGATTGATTTTTTACTGCACTAATACTAGCATTATCAATTATTGATTTTAAACCACTTGTAAGGTCATTTTTAATCTGACTGATACCTTGACCTATCACACCCGATTTAAACCTGTCAGCCTCGTTCTGAATAGATGTATTGGCCGCATTACGTTGTGCTAATGATTGTGCATTTATTGCACCAGTCTGATTATCTGTTTGAGCATTGATTTGTGTTTCTTGATTCTTTATCTTACTTATCTCTGATGATATTTGATTAGCACCATAAATACCTTTTGTAGCAAGTGATGGGTCTACTAAACCAAAACGACGATTAGCTTCTCTAGCACCACTCAATTGACTATTCATACTATCAGTCATTGCTTGTTTTTGTTCTGCATCCATAAGAGATACATGTGTTGCTTCAATAGGTGCTTGATAAGGAACAAATGCCGGTTTATAATCACTAGCTCTATTTACTCCTATAAGGTCTGTAGCGATATTTAAAGCAGTATTGACACCAGTAGCTATGTTAGCCCATTTAGATAGTCCATAGATACCTTTCTTATCGCCAGGGACTACAGGTTTAGTAGTATTATTTGCAAGTACTTCCGATGAATTATCAATATATCTTGTATTTGATAATGCATCTAATGGTTTTGAACTTACTGATACCGGTGCCGGAGTTGGTAATGGTAATGCACTAGGAGTTTGTTCTGTTCTCAATGCTAAACGTTGTTCGTCATTCATTAAAGGAACAAGTGGATCAACTTTCTTTTTCAATAACATATTTAGTCCATTATCCATAGTAGTATATGGTGGAGTAAATGATAATTTGGGATTAAATAATTTAGCCATAATATTAAGTTAGTCTTTGATTTATAATTCCTGTACCACCACCTGATGGAACTTGATTAGAAGGATTGACCATTTGATTAATCGACTTCAAACTTTGACTTACACCTTCTTGTGTGTACATCATTCTATTTTGTTCTGATACTTGTTCCGAAGAAGCTAATTGATTTTTTTCACCTACTATTTGATTTTGATAATCTTCTTGATAAGCTAGTTGTCTTTCTTCTTCTTTTTTCTTAGCACTAGCTCCAAATAAACTAGCGATACCACCAATACCAGCAATTATTGCTCCTGGTACTGCACCAATACCTGTAGCAGTTAAAGTGCTACCAAGTGTCATTAAACCAGAACCACCGGCAGACAAAGTGTCGCCAGTGGAATTTCTTTTAGGGGGTTGATAAACGGCCATTACGAATAAGATATTATAAAGTTAGTAATTACATTTTTAAGATAGAAATACTTAGGAATATATGATTTATCAACATTACCTAATAAACGTTTTCCTTTATATACTATCTTTACTTTAATCCATTGCCCACGCATCTGTGATTTTGCTTCAAAGGTATTAAAAGTTTGAGTACTTAATGGTCCAAAATTATTTTTATTAGTTGAAGGAATTATAGGTATATTCCATGCATGTTCTTTATATTCAGGATTAGTCCAAAATTCTGCATTATTAATAAAAGCCTTTTTTTCCGATTCTTGATATTCTGTTTTCCAACTAATATTTTCTATTTCTTCTGGACACATTACCATTAAGTGAGAACGAAATTCTTTTTCAAATGAACTTACATCTTGTTTCTCTGCAGAACCATTAATAATAAATTCAAGTTCAAAATTATTAGGAATAGTATTATTATAAAAATATTGATAATCTCCTTTGTTATGTTCCCAAATAGTAAACCGATTTGCATCTATTCCATTAGAGAATGAAAATAATCTTGAATCAAGTTTCATATAGAAATTTGTATCATAAGAATAGAATCCACTAAAGAAATCAAGTTTTTCATTAAATACTAAAGTAAAGTAATTACCATTACCTAGTTTAAAAGTAAACAGTATTTCTTTGTTCTCTTCATCAAAGACACTTATAATACCTGTTTGTTCTTCTGAATATAAATCTTGTGGAAGTTTAGTAATTATACCTTTAATGAACTTGAAAATATCAGTTACTTGTTTACTAGTTACTAAATCTTCTGCACCAAAAAGAACATTACCACTAGTTGTTGATGCGCCGGCAATTCTCCATATCTTTTCATTATCCCAATCAACACCATAACATCCTTTATCACCACTACAAATACTTTCTTTATGAGTAGTTCCAAAGTCAGCAATTTTCTTTGACTGAGAAGAAAGAACAGTTTTATCACCAAGTACTATCTCAGAACTATCTTGACTCGATTGAAGTTTCGTTGAACCATACAATTGGATAATATTCTTTCTTTGGATAATAAATAAAGTAGAATTGATAGTAACTAATTTTTTTATCTCTCCACCTTCAAAATTAAAGTCTTGATATTGTCCTATTGGTAACTGTCTATACTGATCTACAAAAGCGCCATCAACATGTACATTACTAAAGTAAATTCTATTTGCTGCAGTATTACTTTTCATAGTAAATATCTCATCAAATGGCAATAATGTATATGTTCCTTTTGTTTCATTATATCCACCATTTATCTCCCATGACTCTTTAAAGAATTGATTTGTTTTGTTTCTCCATATAAAATCTTGCACTATGGTATCATAGTTTGCTTCTAAGGCATTTTTAAGTACGTATGGATAGAATGTATCATCTGCACTAGGAACTCTCAAATTTGAGTTGGTAAATGACTGTAGATACATATTAAACGCTATACCACATTGCCATGAACGTTCCCAGTTAGTAATATTTTCAGGAAAGGTATTCCATCGAATACAACGCATAAATGTATTTTGAGAAAACAAATCACCTTTATAAAATTTCTTTGCAACATAATTTTCTTCTGCAAACCACGAATTGTCATTATCTATTATTGAATAATTTTCATCAAGAATATTATATGAATTTTTTATAGAATCAATGTATTCTTGAATTGTAGCATATTTACATATATCAACAATAGCACTATTCAAATTACGATAATCCGGATTATCCGTTGTAAACACAGTTGCTTCTGAATGATACTTTCCAACTTTTGTTGTTGTACAACCAAAATAAGGTGTTGCAGTCATTGATAAGTTAGTCGCTACTACTGGTAATGAATTTGAATCAAGATTATTCTCAAATGGTGAAACAAGACGTGATCCAAATGGCCATTCAATATCAATATTTTCAAAACTTATTATAACTGGACGTACATCTACTTCATTGTCAGTTGTGCTTTTTTTTGTTCTATTAATAAGAATACCGGCATCTTTTAATTGATCTCTAGATTGATCAAAATAATTTTCAATTACTTTTTGTGGTGGATCATTACTACCATCCCATACTTCATCACCAAAAACATCTAAAATACTTTTCATTCTACTTGAAAAACCTGTAGTAGATAATACTTGATTCTCTTGAATAATATTTGCAGTTATCTTTATTGCAATTGGATTTGATATTATATGATAATTGTTTGATATACTTGGTTCAATAAGACGTTCTGATAAATCTTGATAAGCTATTATTGAACTAGTATGTGGTTTATATTTATTTTCTATATTATTATCAGTTACAAGAGGATTAAAACCTTGACCAAGTGCATCAATCTTTACTTTTGGTCGTAAATAATAATCTCCAACAATAACTAATTTTTTATTGAGTAAAAGGTCAGGAGTAAATACACTATATTTATTAGTTTTTAATCCAAGAAAATAATCCCTATGGTCATAATATCTTGCCCACATATCATTTGCAGTTGGATTATTATAATATGTCCATTTTTGACTAGCATCAGTTTCTTGTTCGCGAACTAATATTTCTTCTTTATTCATTACCTGTAACTCAGTAACACCCCATTTAGTAATACTCCATCCTTGAGAATATCTTTCGATTTTAATTACTGGAAATAACTTTCTATCACCACCTAAAAATGGAAAAGCAACATCAATATTATGAGTTCCTAGTTTAGTTGATTGACTAACTTCTCTATCCCCTGCAGTTGTTGGCGATACTCCACGATAACATTCAAAGGTATTTTTAAAACCAACAGCTTCTACCATAGCACAACTATAACCTTGGCATACGACATTCTCTTGTCGGTTACCTTGTACAAAATAAATAGTAGTTATATTGGGAAGTAATGCTTTATTAGTTTGATAATATTCATAAGCAAAGTCACGAATAAATTCTACACCCATAAGTTTAAAATGAAGTTGTTTTAAATCATCAGCATTTGTACTATGACTTATTACTCCTTTTCTTGGAAACTTATAAAGACCATTATAGTTATCAATCGTTTTAAGTGTGTCTGCGGGACTTTCATTGAAGTACTGATGTCTATTATCAATATAGGTACGAAAGTCTGTATAATTCATGTCTGGTATTGTTCCATTGGCATTAGTAAGTGTTACTCCTTCATACCAACCACAAACAGGAAATACTGGTGTTTTATATTGACCATCAATTAAAAATGAAACACCCATAGGATAGATTTCATCTTCCATATATTCAAAGTCTTTTGAATCTTGGTCATAGACTTTATCAATATTATTTTCATTTTTAATAACAGCATGAGGAATAATAAGAGAAGCCATTTCTTTAAGCATATTATAATCAATAGCGCGACCTTTCCAATTAGCACCATAATATCTATCTTCATGTTGTACCTCAGTTTCCGCAATATCAAAAGCCATATTATCTTTAAAGAGTTCTTCAAATGTAATATCTTGAACTCCATTATTACCATTGAATATAATATTGACCGAACCATTTATAATCTTTGTAGACTTAGTAATAAGTTGCATTGACTTACTCAAAGTATCTGAGGTTCCATAATAATGGACAAAACCGACAGAAACCTTTTTATAGTTTGAGTCGGTATTTGTAATCTGTAATTGTACTTGTTTTGATACTCTTTGTTCACCAGTGTTCAATACTCCTGAAGAACTATTAAACTCTTTCGAACCACTATGAATATAAAATGGACCAACTTCTTTTATGAATGGTGTTGTATTTAATGATTCATCTTCATAACGAATATAGAAAAAATAAGTACCTGGTTTAATTGAACCATTGTCTTTTACTTGTCCTTGAACATCCGGAACTTTAGTAATACTTTTTTGATGAACAAACAATACAATATCATCAAGATTAGTATATGAACGAAGTGTTTTTTTACCATCTTGGTCAATACCGGTATTGATAATAATATTCTTATTAAGTCCATCACAGATATATAAATCAACAGAACCATCATAACTATTTTTAGCAATCATTTCAAGTAATTTTCCTTTTGTAAAACCAAGTACTGATTGATTAATAGAAAGTCTATCATTTGGCCCATTAGGAATAATAAGAAGTGTTTCTTCTACCCATATAGTACCATTACTTCCTTTGAATGAATAAAAATTTATTTTTTCATTATCGAAATCATGAGTTACAATATAAATGATGCCATTGAATGATACACATCCAATAGGAACTTCATTAGTACCAAAAGAAGCAATGTTTTTTGTACCACGGATATTGGTAATAGTAAACCCATGATCGTCCTTAGAAACAATACTTCCATTAAGCATATAGGTATAACTATTCTGTGGCATCAACGTATTATCAATACCTCTTTTCATACCACCTAGAAATGTATTATTATGTTGCATGGTAATGTCTTTTTGTAATGAATTTATATTCCGGACTAATAATGAAATTATGAATCTCTTCTATATCATTGTTTGATAAATCACCCCAGCTAACATATGCAGCCTGTATTTCATAATCAGAATCCTGACATATCTGTAGCCATCTCCATTGAGCAATACGAGGTGGAATAATACTAGCATCCTCTTCATGCATCTTCTTAATACAATAAGCATAACATGCTGTTTCATATCCACGTTTTACAAGTGGAAAACCAACTTCATCAACCGGCAATGAATAGTAATCAATAAAACACTTCTGAGGGGTCTTAGTAGTACTAAACTGTACATACTGTCCTTGATAAGTACTATGTTTTATCTTCTGACCGGATTCATCAAAAACATTTTCTAATTTGAATACATCAGGTGGAACCAATGCACGATTAGAACGAATGACTAATGTAGGATCATCAACAGAAGTAGGTTCTCCAATTTGAACTTTCTTATTCAAAATTAATCCTACTGGATCAGTAAGATATTCTGAAACAACTTCACTACACCATCGCATTATTTGTATCTTACTTATCTGAGTCCCTTTTATTGGAAACGCAGACAACAACCGAACATATATTTCGGCTGCTGTAAAGAATTTATTATTCGGATTCATCTTTATTAGATTTTAATTCTATATTTTGATAAGCAAAAACTCCATGTACATTCCTTGCTGTCTTTACATACAACTCATTTGGTCTATACTCTTTATTGCTATCCTCTACTACCTCTTTCAGTTTCTGGTAGTACTCTTCGTCGTGTGCTGTCGAACGCTTATTCATAATTATTGCATTGGTTGTTCTGTTACAGAAGTTGCTGTCTGTGGTGTTGCTTGTGATTGTCCTTGTGACTGTAGTTGATCAGTAGCTTGTTGAATCAACTGTTGTGCCTGTGCTTGTGGAATACCACCCTGTATTAGTTTAGCAAGAATATCTTCCGGCTTAGCACCTTGTTGTAACATTTTGATAATTTCTTGTATCATTTGAGCAGTTTGTTCTTCTGACATCTGTGTACTGGCCGGAGCCGATGTTTTAGCAGGAACAGATGATTTACCTTGTGCTTGTTGCACTTGTTCTTTAGTATAACCTTTAGAAGGTGTCGTTGTCTTAGCAGTACTTGCTGCAGCATACTTTGTTTTGTCAATTGTTGCCATGATTAAAATTTTATATTATTATCTTCTAATGAATGTAATTTATTTTTATAAAACTTCCCAAATGATACATAAGGGAAACCATATCTTATCTTATCCGGAGAAAAAAAATAATCGCAATTAATACGAGTATAAAATCCTTTTCTCTTTGAACGTTCTTTGTCTTTCTGACGACCTTGGTATTTAGTACTTGATGTCAATGTCATCAAACTTAATAACCCAACTTTATTTATTTTTATAGTATTTCCTTTAAAGAGTTCTTCTACTATTATAGAAACATATGCAAAGAACACTTTATAGGCCATACCTCTTATAATTTGGCTTTTCGGATGCGTATTGGTAGAAAAGGTCACATGAGATAAACGAGGTCTAAAAAGGGTATCTATGTAAGCCGTTTTGCGTACGCCAAACTTATTGTTTTCATTAACCACATCATGATAATCAAATTCCTCTTTCCTAAACTCTTTTACCTTTTTATTAATCCGAGTCTTCTTTGAAAATACTTCCATTTATATCTTTATGAGGATTTATACCATCACGGAACTGAGCCGAGTAATTCTCTTTCATATCAATACCAAAATACTTTTCAACCGGTTCAAAATATTCTGTTGTCTTATCCGAATGAGTACGATACTGATACTCTCCAAATGGTATATTCTGTTCTCTAGTAAATCGTGGCGTCTCAATAGCTTTATCATCTGGAATGATATAATCAATATTATTATAAGTAATAATAAAACCTTTAATATCATTTTGAATAAAATTATATACATTATTTTCATCATTATTATATGCTATAACTGCTCCTTCTATTCCAGCAAAATTACTACTAATTAAATCACCATTACGATAATGTTTTGTTGCAAGATTTTGTTGTAACCATACTTGATTACCTATTTTAATAGTATTGTATATATTACCATCTATATCTGTAACTGAACCTTCATTTATTTCATTATCTTTTATGCATCGAATACTAAAACCTATATCTAAATAACTAGTTTGGTTATGTCCAAAAACATCAGCATCTAATTGTACGCCACTAAAAAGTGCAAGATTAGTAGAATATCGAGAAGTAGACCACCATGAAGCATTTCCACGCATATTATAAGAACCACTAACAGTATCATATTGGCCACCTGGTAATGCAGTAAACCCACTTTCATTAGTAGTATTTGGGTCTTGCCATAACCAATGTTCATCTCCAAGTTCCTTTACTTTAGCACCCGCAACATATGTTCCTCCTAAATAATCAACTAAATTACCCCATTCAGCAATAGTTGGAATATGATATCCTTCTGGTGCAATTCCTCTATCATCTATGGCAGCATACCAATTATAAAGTCTACCATATTTAATAGTTTTTGTTGTTTCAGGAACTTTATGATAATCTTTCCATGAAACACCTTCATAGAATAATTCACCGTCAACTTCTACTTGTTCTGTTATAACTAAATACATAATTATTGTCCTCCATTATCTTGTTGTTGCTGTTGTTGTGGTTGCTTTACTGGAACATTCTTTGTCTCATCAACACCATTATTTGCAAAGTCTACCGGCATACCTAATTTTGCAGCAATATGTTGAAAAGTAATTATCTCTAACTGCCTTTCATTATTCTCTCCAATAGGATATGCTGTTGTTTGATAGAAGTAACCTATAAGTGTATTTGGTTGCTCAAAAATAGCATGTATCTCTACAGGTCCTACTGCAGTAGTATTTAATTGAAGATAAGCACCTACATCAGCAAATGCTATTTGACTACCACCAAATCGATGATATTCATAACTTGCCAATTCTTCAAAAGAACAATAATGATACTGTGGTTTATTAGTACCATCCGGGCCAAAGTATCTTATATTACGTTTACCAATACCCTGCATCAATTTACAAGGTAAAGTCAATTTCTTATAATGTGCATCAAAATCAGTAGTTATACCAAAAGTAATTTGAAAGAATGCCGTCAATGGTTCTCCGGAAACATATAACGCACGTATAAGCGTAGCCCGGGAGAAGTTTATCATATCAATAATCCATTCATCATGCAATATCTGATCATCGGTAAGATGTGGTTTTAATTGAAGTTTTAAACTCTCAACTATCTTTTCTAATGTTACCATATTTCTAGTATTAAAAAAGGGTAAGTAGACATATCCTACCTACCCTTCTTGGATTTAATTGAAAGTTATTTATTAAGGCGCTGTTTCCAATGCCACAACTCTTGCAGTAAGACTATCCAATGGATTTACATTCAATGCAACATATCCATTAAAAGCAGTATCAGGAGCAGCAACAACATCTGCCATAGATGGTACAACACCAGCATTAGCAACAGCAATAGCAGCAAACAAATTATCATCTACTAAGGCCAATGGCATATAGAAATTATAAACCTGTTCTCTATCAGCAAATGCACTAGCAGAAACATTTTCATATCCTTCTGTTTTTGCAACAATAGTAAAACAACAATAATCAACTCCCTCAGTAGGCATAACAACACGTTGTCCTGCATTTTCTTCCTTAATCATAAAGATACGACTCAATTGATCATTTGTCAATGTATCTTTCTTAGGAGCAGTTGTAAGTACTTGTGTGAAGTTATCATCGAAAATACGAACAGTAACCGGTTGTCCTTTTTCTTTTGCAGTAAGAACAAGTGCAGAAGTACCAGCAGCACCCGTACGAGTAGCTACTACACAAGCACCACTGTTTACAGCATTTGAAGTTCTCATTACATCTGCATTGATTGCATCAACAAGACCATCAACAACAGATTGTTTATCCGCAGTCAAAGTAGCCGTATTGGTCAACTTATAACTATAAGTATGACTTACTGGGAACTGATGATTTCCGGAACCATCATACAATGGTTGACGTGTAACCTCAATTTCAAATAATCGTTGATCACCGGTAGTCTTAGCAACGAATGCAGGGGTAAGAGTTATCACTGCAGCAGTACCAACAGCAGATGTTTTCTTTATAATACTTGTCTTACCATTAAACGGAATATCAATTCCATATTTTTTACATACAAGATGTTTGATACCAGTAGTCACATTACCTTCGTAATACATTCCAAAGTCTTTCGGACCAATGGTATTAAATAGGTAGTCTTGTCCACCTCTTATTAAATTACTCATGATTTTTATTTATTAATGTTTGAATTTTAATTCATTATTGAAAGTAGGATATCGACTATCTTGTATGCCCTCTAAATACATGCGAGAAGCAACTGTAACGATTTCAGAACATACCTCTTTGTCAAATATACTTTCACTTGAATTAGTAGTATCCATTTCCGATATAACCGGAGGATTGATAACGTAATTCATCCTAAGTTTTGGATAACCAGTACCACTTGTTGAATAGGGCGCGTAAATAAATACTTTTTTTACAACAGCCCCATTCACTTCAAGGTTTTGTAAATTGTAATAACAATTAGTTGGTGTTGGCTTACTATAAATGCCATTTAAAATAGTAGTCTGCTCATTTAATGAAAGAGGATTACATTTACCTTCATTATTTGGAACAACCTCTATTACCAACTTTGTTATCAATCTACAATCTTTTGGTAAATCAATTGTAAATGTTTTATACCTATAAACATCCCATTCTTCCAACCATACTCCAACAACTAAATAAGGACCAACAGTAATAGGCAAAAGCTGTATTGCAAACTTCTTGTTTGTATCAAAGTTATCAATCTTGTTTGAAATAACTTCTTCTGTTGCTAAATTTAGAATAGTTGAAAATTCAAGTGGTAGAACAGTGCCTACACGTGACTTCCTAACAATAGTCAGAAAATCTTTATACATATCTACAATTAATACCGGCATAATACTATTTGTTACCTTCTGATTTGTCCAACATATCTTTCAATGGGACATACAGATTATTGTTTTTGTTATCGAAAATAAAAGCAGCAGCTTCTTTTTCATCTGCACCAAGAGTTACTTTGTCATACATGATATATCCATTAGCAACCGCGCGTTGTATCATCTTCTTTGAAAGAAGTTTTTTGATGAATACAATTTGTTGATTAGCATCAAGATTTTCAAGATATGAAAGAACTTCTCCCGGACGTGATTCAACTAATTCAAATACTCTGGCCTCAGCAATTTTCGTTGATAGATTAGTAGCATTCTCTCCAAAATAGAATAATAAATTATTCATATCTGAAAGAGCCAAGTCAAGTACTTTCGCACCGGCTTTTGCTTTTGTTCTTGAATCAACAATAGTTTTTTCTGCTTCTGCTTCGAAATTCTGAATATAGAATAAATGTTTACCTACTACTACTTCTTTACGGCTATGTGCTATCTCCGGCATTTCAAGAGCAAGATTATAAAGTGCTAAATCTCTTGTTGGAAGATATTTTCCGTTTGTCTTTATTAAAACAAGTGTTTGGTTATGAACAATAGGATAATTCTCATCTTCTTTAATTATCAATTCTTGTCTTAATAATTCAGTTGGACTCAAATCTTGTTGCCCTGTCAATAACTTTTTTGATACATTATCAGTAATAGGAGTCATTAAAAATGGTTTTTCCTTATACTTCTTATTGATCGCGTAGATTTTTATTTCTTCGCGTTCTTCACCTGTTTCGTCTTTGGTTGTCTTAGCCATTATCTATAATTTTTAAAAAGAATGAATTAATATTTTACTGGACGATAAAGTTCAGCAATACCATTTACATCAAGTAAAGCTGCACCGGTTTCCCATAGGATGTGGTGGTGTTTACCATCTACTGAGTTGGCCATGTCGCCACCTTTATTGATACCGTTTACTTCACCTTCTAACCAACCACGTTTACCAAGTTGCAATAACTCAATTGCTGGTTGATTGATTTCAACATCTCCCAATGATACAAAGATAGCATTATGAGAACTATTACGGGTTCCATCAGCACCATAGGTAGTTGCACGCATTGGACTATCAAACCAAGGCACTACAGTAGGGATCATTTTTACTCCACCAAATTCGTAATACTCGTAATCAAGATTGATACCTTTCTTTCCATTACCACCCATCTCAACTGTTTTAGGGTCGATACCAGCCTGATCTCTCATTAGCTTAGCGAAACCCTTGTAAAACTGCATACCACAGATTACAGCTACCTCTTTACCCCATGAAGAAGAATAGATAGAAATATTTTCCATGATATTATCAATGACACGAGTCGACATAACATTGTATGGTAATCTCCAAGCACCATCACCTTGGTTCAAAATACCATCACCGGCCATTACTTCGAATCCTTCATTTGTTTTTAATAGAACTTTATCATCTGCAGTAACAGTTGATTTTCCATTCAACAATTGTTTTTCACGATATGTAGCAGCACGTTCAAGCATTTGAATTTGTGCATGGTCAGCCCACATAGAAACACCGTTATGTTCCATCCAAATAGCACTAGGACGATATTCATCAGCAGTACCAGAGATAGACCATTTCAAACGTTGAATAGTCATGTGAGTATATGCCTTTTCATCAAAGGTATATTTTTCGTAAGCTGTTTCTGACATTTCTTCAAATGAAGTATGAGAAATACTTACTTCTTGGCCTATTGCAAGCAAATTTGGATTTACAAAATCACCTGACACATTAGTCATGATTTTTACACGATAATGGAAAATTCCGGCATCAATTTCTTGTGGAAGTGTAGAGTCGGAAACGTGTACGTAAGTTTGATTATCGGCAAGTTCAAGAACATCTTTTGGAGAGAACCAGTTAGTATCAAGATACAAGTCAATCCATGTTTGATTACGACCCGGTTCATTAGGGAATGCATCACATTTGAATGCAGCAATAACGCGAGCTTTACGGTCTGGATAACCTTTGACGTTCCACATTACTTTACGGTTACCAACGATTTTGTATTTTCCTGATTTTGGATTCAAAGGATCAGCAAGTTTACCCGAAAACATATTACGTCCGGCAAGTAACGAACTAAAGGCAGTAGAACTTTTAGAAAATAAAGTAGTTACTTGAGCAAGCATATGTGGACTTGCAATCAAGTATTGTGACATGTGTTTTGATGTCGGAGTTTGATTAGCGAACTCTTGTGGTGCGCCAGGTAAAATTCTCATGATGAATTTGATTAATAGAGTTGATTATTATTCTGGTTGTTCAAGCAATTTGACTTCTGACTCAAAGTCTAATGATTGACCAGTCTTTCGAGCGCTAACACCAGCAAAATTAGGAGTAATACTTAATGACTTAAGTAATGCTTCTTTTCCACCTTCACGCCCCTTAGTAATTGTTTCTATTACTTTTTCTTCTCCAAACTTAGCAACCATTACAAACATTTTGTATAATGTCATATTGTCTGACAATATTTCATCTATTAAACGTTCACCGGTTTCTTTATTTGGAACAACAACTCTCTCAAATTCTGCTAAAAACTGATTATGGGTTTCTTGATTGACAGGAATACCATAAATAGAATCAACTTTTGAAAGACTTTCTTTAAGGGTATTCAATTCGCCTTTTGTTTCAGCCAACATTTGATTGTACTGAGTTTCATAAGTAGCAGATTGACTTTTCTTATATTCTTTTACAAGATTATCATTGTAGTTCTTGATATTTTCATCAATTACTAAAGCAGCATCTTGCTTTTGTATTTTAGTCATTCGACCAATCTCTTGTACAATATCATCATCAGTCAAACCACTTGGATTTTTTTCTGAATCATAAACACCATAACGAGTTTTTAAATCAAATGCAATTTTTTCATCAACAGTAAATTTACTTGCATCAACATACTGTTCTGATACATTTGTTACTAAATCATTAATCGTAAGATTAGGATTAGTAGCAGTCATATCTTGTATCTGTTGTGCTAATGGATGAAGAACCGGTTTCTCTAAACCAAATTTCTGTGCAATAAATGGACGAAGTAAATCATTCTCTGTTTCGGCAGTAATCTTTTCAGGCATTTTAAAGCCTTCTAAATCTTTAAATGAATCCCACAAAGGAGAAGGAGTGTAAACTGTCTCTACGGTATCTTCTGTTGTTTCCTCGGCAGTCTTTTCCACTTTCATAGGTTCATCATATGTACCAGCAGGTGCTTCTAACCTTTGAAGTTCTTCAGCAGAAAAGCCACCAGAGGTATCTTGACCTTCGGTAGCTTCTTGCATTTTAAAAAATAATGGCTTATACATTGATTAAATTATTAAAGTTAGTATCAACACCTAAAAGATATGAATCACTTACTACTAAAGCAAGAGCTCCTTTTACAATGATTTGGTTTGCAGCATTAGCCATTGATGGATTATAATAAACAATATCACTAGCTTTAAATTGACTACTTCCACTTTCCATTACAACAGCTAAATGTGGATGAACACCTTTAAATCTTTCTAAAGTTGGTTTCTCATTATTTACAATGATGATCTTTTCGGCAAATGGAACTGTAATAGGGCAAAGAAGAATATCACCACTATTATTTATTGTTCTACACTTGAAACCAGTTTGACCCGGATCACATACTTCAATAAGACTTAGATAACTTTTAATCCCATTGTTCTTAGATTGAATTTCCTCAATCGCTTTTTCTAATCTGTCTTTAAACATAAGTGTTTGATTTGATTAATAATATGATGCAAATATATGAATAATTTAATTACTATGAGTCTTTTAAATTTACTTTATTCCTCATGTTTTTTTCATGGTCAACAGTAGTCTTTCGAATTGATTGTAATTCACCAGTCTTTAATTGTGCTTCTGAAAGTATCGCATTCATCTTAATTTCAAACTGTTTCATCATTTCTTGTACTCTATTAGCACGTCCTTCTTCTTGTAAATAGGCAGATTCAATTTCATTATTTGCCATTATTTTAAAGTTTTCAGTTTTCTCTTTAACAACAAGTTCTCGTTCTTTAAACTCTGATTCCCATTCATAACGTTTTTCATCAAGTTGTAAACGTGCTTTATCAATTTCTCTTGAAGCTAAATCAAATTCATCTTTTGTTTTCAAAAGTTGCATATCAATCTGAGCTTGTAAATTCATTGTTTTTTGTTTAGCTTCTTCTTTGGCAGTTTCGGTAGCAACATTATTTTGTTGTCTGATTGCTTCGGCCTCTTTTGACATCTGAATAAGTTTGTTTTCCATTTCAGTCAAATCATCAATCTTAAACATACTCACTACAGAAGTAAAAGGAAGTTCAGCGCGACCCCATGATTGCATTGCTGCAGTACGTAAATCTTCAAGACGTGATTCCTCTTTTACATTATTGGAAGAATAGATTCTAAAATCTGAACCATTCAATGAACCTTTTGGTATTTGAATAAGAACTTCTTCCAGGTCCTTATCAAGAAAGTTTAATACTTTACCATCTTTCCATGTATAACGTATTTTCAAGTTTAGAAATAATTCAATTGCTTTATCAAAAACTGTATCATTTTCTGAGAACTGTATTTCAGTAATAAGAGAAGATTGTTCTCGCGACATGTTTACATTACTTACTGGATCAGAAGAAACAAATTGACCAAGTGAAGCATCAGTAATACCAATAAGTTTACCTATTAATGAATCAATGCCATTAAGGACATTATCAATAAAAGCAATACTCTGAGTAATCGTATCATCATAGTTTTGAAATTGATTATATGAAGCCGGTGTTTTACGACCTTTCTTCATTGTCTCAATCCACATAGTTCCAAGTTTACGATAGTACATCCATTTACCGGCAGTCATATTATCCGGTTTCTGACTCTTATCCATTATCATACCTTTTACTCCGGATAAAGCAATAGTAAGTTCTTTCTTATAATTTACAATATCATAAAGTTCTATTAATTCGCGAACTCTCCATATAAGAGAATATGGTTTTTCAGACGCTGTATTGAACGATCTTGCAACAAGTGGGAGTGTAGGTAGTCCGGGCATATCAATTGGTCTAAAAACATTGTCCTGTTTACCCATGTTGATATGAATAACATTTCCAATAACAACCATATGATAAATATCATAAATGACAACACGATTACGTATTTCATCTTTTTTTAGTTTAGCATCTTTTGTTGTAAGATGTACAAAATATTCATCTTCACGATATTTGTTTGGTGTCTTTTTCCAAAATATTTCACGTGGTGCCAAAAACCATATACGTGATACTTCAATAGCATTGTGTTGGTCATTGAAGTTTTCACTGTTATCAAAGTATGCAGTATTACCAACATAATTTTTTATTGTAGCACTATCACCTATTGAATAAGCAGAGATAATTTGTTCTTCTGATTTAGATAATTCAAATTCAGAAAATATCTGACTTTTATTCATATACTCTTTGGTAAAACACCATTCACTATTCTGAGTCCAACGATTACTTCCACCTTTAGAATAACATGCAGTATTTGCATCTACTTGTTTAAAAACAATATCTTTTGTTCTTGGATTATAATAAGTAATATATGTTGGTTTACCAGTTACAATTTTTTCACGAAGCCCTACATTCCAATGCTGTTTTAAATCCTCTGTTTGAATAGCAGATTTTAATGCGGCATTGGCAACCTGTTGCATTATTTCAACATCAGTATTCAATAAGAAATAATCAATACGTTTTTGCATTTCATTATTGTCTAATGAAACACGTGAAAGATTTCGAATAAGTTTCTGCATCTCTAATTGAATCATTGGCATATTCTTTTTCAGTTCTTCCATCTGAGTTTGTGCTTGTTCATTATCCGGTTGGACTTCTAACTGTTTCTGCATATCACTCATTTTATCTTGTACTTGTTGAATCTGTTGTTGAACAATTGCATCACGTTCTTTATACATCTCCAATTTCGCATTTAGACTAGCCTTAATGCGATTTTCATACTTCAATTGAAGAGTACGTTCATCCATAGCAATTGCTTTGCTTTTAAACGACCTACGTGCTTGTTTAGATTCAAGTATATTCAACTTACTTCTTACAATCTCATTACCTATATTTCTGAACTTAGCCGGATAAGTAAAACCTTCAACTTTTGTCAAGTATTCAAATTTTGTATTATCAATAATACCATGATAAATATTCCAACATTTTCTGTCTTTTATATTATCATCATGGAAATCAGAAGAACCAGATGATAAAATATACCTTGCTACTTCTTTGAAATAGTTATCATCTTTATTTTCACTATTAATTAATTTTTCTGGAAACATAGTATTTATTTTAAGAAGCAAATTTAATTCCTTGATTATTCTCTGATACATAACCACCATATGTATCTTCTTCTAGTTCTTCTCCTTCTGAATAAGCAGCGAACTCTTGTGTCTCTAATGCACTTGCAATATTTAAAGCACTTGCTATAGTAATATCACAATTGTATTTTGGTGATTTTTTAAATTTTGCAAAAGCTTCGATTTGTCGTATATCATACATCTTATCGATAATAGCAAAATCATCTTGTTTCATCTTATCTCTCCATATATTTAAAGCATGAGGGATAAATGATTGTTCTACTCCATAACGTTGTGCGGCCTTACCATCTTGTACATATTGACTAATTACCATTTGTGGACGTTCTTGCAATAAAAACTCACAACCGGCCCGTTTATAATAATCAAATATCAATACATTTGAATACTCAATAAGATTTTCACTTTCGCCATATAGATAACAGAGTTTTACTGTATCCTCATAGAACTGATAATTTCCACCTTCATCTTCTGTTGGTCGTTCCGTTACTCTAGCAACCCAATGGTCAAAAGTATGATGTGAATCAATAGCACCTTTCCAAATTGAACAACTACCTAATGAGAATGATGTTTCACTCTCTACCTTATCATAACTGTCCGTAGCGGCACTATAAAGATTTTTCCATACTTTCCCATACCCATCAACTTCCGGTGCCTGTATGATAAGAAAACGACCTAATTCATCTGGAACAAGTTCAACTCCTTTACCCCAATCAAATGGATCAATCCAATTAATCTCTGCATTGTAAGCAATCTGTTGTTCTCGGTGTGTAAGTAAATAACGTTTTCTATCATTCAATTTTTGATTAGCTGTTTCTCCAAGGAAACCACCAGTGGCTACCATGAACATCTGAGATAAATAAAGTGGTTTAGCTGTAAGAGCAATGTATCGTTCAGAAGAGTTTTTACTTGATAATTCTTTTTGAATAGAAACAATACTTTCTTCTATTAAACTATTACCATCTTCATCAATTATTTCAAATTCATAAGCTGGAACAAAAGCCGCGACTTTACCAGTTGAAGAGATTTCATCTTCTTCCCATATATTGTCAAACTCGAGCAAATCAAATTTAGCCGGATTATATGCCATTTCTTCGACATCAGCAACAGACTCATCCATATCACCACCAGTTCCAATATACATTTGATAACCGGTCTTATCACCTTCAGCAAGTAAAGATGGTTTAACGAACTCTGCTGTTTGCTTAAGAGTATCTTTTTTCCATTTACCAATTTCTTCATAAAGAATCCAAAAAGGAGTAAGACCTGATACAGCTTGTGTATTATCTTTTGCAGTAATACAATAAACTTCACTACCAAAACCAAGCATAAGAGTTCTTTTCTCTCCGGTTTCTTCATTGACTACCTCTTCACGATAAGAAGACTTAATATAGTCACTTCTGTTTGGTGATCTACGTTTATAAAACTCACTATCTCCAAGCCAATCAAGTCCGCGAACAACATTAGTCATTGTATGCTCAGCATAGTTTCCTTGGCCGGCAACAATTACGTTTTGAGAACCAGGGATAAAAATAAAATTATAACCGATATTACTTGCTGCATATTCAGAGAATCCTTTCTGTCTTGACTTAGGAAATAACAAATCTTTTGCATTTAAAAACATAAGTTCTATACACATGAATTTGAAATAATCTAAAGAAGTAAATTTAGGATGACGTTTATCCTTTCTTTTTACATTATCCAATTTTGCAAGAATAACCCAAAAATTCAAATAGAAATACATTCTACCGGGAATCCAAATATCATGACCACGTTTTGTTGCATTAGGAACAATATATCCTTTTATACAACGACGATATTGCTCATGCCACCATGCTTGATAGTTTGGACTATCTTTATCAGGTTGCATTTCATCTTTATTATAGATAACTGGACTGAAACGCTTAGTATCTTTAAAATCTCTTGTTAGACACATATTATCAATGTCCGGAACAAGTGTTCTATCCATTGATAATACATCATCTAAATATGTAAGTTTAATATCAGCCATAAATTATTTTGCTATAAAATATCCTCCAATTGCACCGGCGCCCAAATAGAACCAAATATTATTTTTACTCCACCAACCAGTTGAACGTTTTAATGCAGTAGTCAAATCTTTCTTTTCTTTTTGTAATATAAGATTTTCATTTTTACATTGTTCTGTTTCCTCTGTTTGTAAGAAGTATTTTTTAGTAGCATCAGTCAAACTAAGTTCAGTACTAATTAATTTCTTTTCAGTAGTTTTTATAATAGTATCTTTCTGCTGCAGTGATATATTTTTCAATACTAAAAGACTATCACAATTCGCTAAAGTATGCTTTGTAGTATCTGTATTATAATCATTTTCAAACTTACTTATCTTTTTTGATAAAACTACATTTTTATCTTTATAATTAGAAAGCGTTTTACTTGATTCTAAACGATCCTTTTTTCGTAAAGCATTGATACTATCAATCGACTTAATTGATTGCTTACGATAGTTACTAGAAGCTGTATTAAAGCCATCACGATATGCAGATGATACATCTTGTTTTGTAATCAATGTTTTTGCCTGTTTTGATTGACATGATTTTACCACACCACCAATAAACAGTAAAAGCACGATAGTTATTATCGCGCTTATTACCAAGTTTTTCTTTATAAATTGTATCATACTTCTCTAGTCCCTCCGGTGACATCACTATCTTTATCAAAGAACTTACCAATACCAAGAATGATAGGAGTAGAGATTACTAAATATTGACCAGTGTCAGTAATAGTAATTGTTTTTAGATAGACTAAAAATAAACATATAAACACATTTACTAAACAGACAATTCCGAATAGTGATGTTTTCCATGATTTGCGTTTGTAAGAAGTTCTTGTTTTCATAATAATTAATATCAAATTGTTTTATAATTAAACTAATATAGAAGTACCATCAATCCAAATAGTGCCTGTGTCATAATGTCCTTCACCTACAGCACCTATAAGCATCGCCTTGGTACCTATTTCAGAAGATAAATTATAACATCCTTGTAAGTCTGTTCCACAAATGTTAGCAGACCTAAGGTCGGTATTATTTAGATTACAGTTTTTCATTAAAACATTAGTTAGATTAGCAGAAACGAAGTTAACATAAGATAGATCACTATCCATAAATTGACTTCTTTCAAATGATGCGTTTGGAGCAAACATACCTCGTAGATATGAACCTGTAAAATCACATTCTTGAACAACAGCGTTTGAAAAATTAGTCTCAGCAAACTTAGAAAACTTGAAACTACATCTCTCAATATAGGAATAAGACATTTCAGCTCCTGATAAATCTCCGGATTGTAAATCACAATCTCTCATTATTAGGAATCTCATATAAGACCCTATTAATTTTACTCCTATTAGATTATGATTGACAATATTAGGTGCAATAGGAACATATTCTTGACCAACTCTTTTATAAAGCATTCGATTACGACCATCAACATTTCGGTCTCCACCACATTGAATTACATTAAAAGGTCCTAATTGTCTGTCCCATGGAATTGTCAACATTTCTTCATAATCTGCTACCGTGAAATAAGCCTCATCTAATCCTCCAAAATATACACTATTCAAATTAAGAGGTAAAGGAAACTTTAATTTAAACTCTTGTCCTCTGTATGCATTAAATGCTATACCCATAAACATCTTATCCATAGGATTACGTATAGTAAATCCTTCATCATAGTTCTCACATATATTACGTAATCCCATTGGATACCAATCTATATCTTCTTTAAAATTTATATAAACATAAGCAGGCCATAGAATCTCACCTTTCCATAAATTCCAATTTATAGTTTTTGAATGATTATAAAAATTTATGATAATTGGGTTTTCAGCAGTTGCTTCACTACATAATTCTAATTTATCGATAAGATATTCTCCCGGTTTCATATCTATAACATTGCTTGTGCCCCCACTACTGGAGGCATCAACAAAAAAACTACATGTCGCTGTTTCATATGCTGATAAATCACTATAATAATTTCCATTTATATCTTGAAATTCTGTTGGCATTAATCCATCTGCATAATTTCCATTACCTTCTTCTTTTACAATAGTAATTGCTCCTGTAATTGAATTGGTAATTTCAACACAAGAACCTGATGGTATTCCAGTATTGTCGCCAATAACCCATTTCCCATTTTGTTTTTTATAGAATTTCATGACATTTTAATTTATTGTGTAAATACAACATTAGGGAATGAACTTAATCACTCCCTAATAGATAATAATTGTTAGCAAGATTTCTTACTTGACATCGGTTTCTTCTTTCCAGAAGAAGATGGTTTTTGCTTTGTTGCAGCCATAATGATTAGTTTTAAAGATTAGTAATTATAGTTTTAAATTGTTTACTCGATTAATCCATCCCTTTTTA